TTAGTCATTAACTCACCAGTAAAGCTATTGGTCTTACTTGTGTATGACTCATTTTGTTCAACATAAAGCACACCACACTCCTTGCACTTTTGTTTCAATCTCTCCTTAAACTCATAGAAACGAAGAGAAAGCATAGAGCGTACAACGCTCTTGCGTAACTTCCGTCCTTTCTTTGTCATACCTTTAACCTCGAAAGGTGGAAAAACAATAATAGAGAAGTTATGTACAAGGTAATTAATACACTTCCAGTGCAATTCGTCCACCAAGTCATGCATTCTATGATACGTCCTGTTCAGTGTACGCTTTAACTTACCTTTCTTCCTCTTATCCTTTATGAGTGCTAACCTGCTAAGCAGCTTATCACGCTTTAGATTAAGATTCAAAATTCTGTCAAAGGCGTGTACACCGAGCCACCCAAATCGTCCATTTTCACTGAAGTAGGTAAGGAAATTCCTAACCCCAGGGTCTAAAGCAACAATACCACCTTGGTTTTCGGTTGGTATGGTTGTTATCTTCTGGGGTACGGAAAGATACCACCTTCCGTGGTCATTTATAAGACGACAATCACATATATCATTCTTTAAGAACTCTCTTTCAGAGAACTTTAGTTTTCCACTGATTGTGTGATAAATACCACTTTCTGACACAGCAGATTTTGGAATGTAACAACTTTGTACAGGGTTCTTACGACTCTTGTAACGTAACTTAAATGGCTTGCCAGACTGCTTTGTTTTCTTACAGTTAGTTTTCCGTGCTGTATAAGAGTCCTTCACTGCAATCTTCTTTATCTGATAAGGTACGGACTTTATGTAATCTTCAGTGAGTTCTGCTAAGACGACAGTACTCATCTGCATCCAACCCTTAAAGACAATATTTTTCTCGTTAAAGTTATTTACGCAGGTGTTGTACACCTTGCGCCCCACACCAATCCACTGCTTAAAGAGTTGCTTTTGCTGCGGTGTCGGATAAATCCTTATCCGTCTTGATTTTGTCACAATAGCGTCTGAGACCATGCATTCTGCACGAGAAGACATGCAGGATTGCCAGTAAGTCTTCTGTGAGTTCTTGTTGTGGGCTGTAACTTGTTTTGTCGAGAACCATGATTTCACCGCCATTACACTGGAAGAGGTATTCGAACAATTCAAATCCGAAACGGCACAATCTATCTCTGTGTGCGACAATAAGTGTGAACTTATGTCCTTGCATAAGTCGTCGTAAAATGTCTTGCAGTCCTTTTCTTTTGTAGTTAAGTCCACTTCCGACATCTTGTATGATTTCTGCATTTGGGAACTGTTGTCGCATATATGCGACTTGCCTAACGAGGTCATCTTTTTGTTTACTGCTGGACACTCTGCAGTAACAGACGAGTTTACTCTCATCTGTTTTTTCACCCTTTTTGTAGAGGTTAAATGACTCGGAGTCATACAACCGTCTTCCTCTGGGTGACAATCTTGTTGCTTTAATGATTCCTTTATCTGCATAAGTCCTTAGTGTGTTAGGATGTAGACCAGACAGTTCCACTGCCTTTTTCAATCCTACTAACATATATATTATTTATTATCTAATTAAAATATAATAAAGCCTACGGCTTTATCAAGTTTTTATTGAAAATTATTAATAATTATTAGTAACTGAAGAACAGTTAACAACCTCTTACCGTCAAATTGTCGGGTAATTTTTTCAATTTCGTACATCTCGCAATCACAACATCATCATCTACTGTTAAGTTATCTGGGATTGTTTCTATATCACTGTTAATTAAACGAATAGAACTACCAAAATAAACTTTACCATCTTGTTCTGTGAGGTCGCATGATGTCAAATTCCTAAATTTTTCAATTTCTTTATTCATTGTTTTATTATTTATTTTGTTCATCATTTACATAGTGTTCATTATTTATGAACATATTATTTATTTTGAACAAATTGTTTTACATCTTTTCCATTCTTAAAATATTTTAGAAGTATAGAGTAAACTTTTAAACTTTCATATAAAGCAAATATTAAAACATTTCTTAAATTATTAAAATCAGATAGTTTACTATGATAAGATAAAGAAAATGTCTCAGTAAATAACTTTTCAAATTCTTTATTATCTTTATTAGTAACATCTATTGTATAAACCCACCGTTTGAATAAAACTATATAATTTTTGAACTGTTCAAATTCTTGTGAATTTATAGTTTCTGGACGATAATTAACACAATAAGTGATACGTGCATATTCTCTCAGAAAACTAAATATTTTTCCTGAAAGATATGTTATATTTTCTTTCGTTGAATCAATGGAAGTTATATCATTCCACTTATCACAATCTATTTTCTTATTGATTGCATTATAAATTCTTGTAAGTTGGTCTATACTTTGTCCAACATACTCTATAAAAGTTTCTTTCTCAAAATTAGGAAGAAATAATATTATAGTCGTATGATTGAACTGGTTAGTATCACTAGCCATCTGAAACATATCAGTAAATAAATAATATGGTATAGTAACATGATTATTTGGTGAAATAGATATTCTCATTGATAAACTATTACAATTTGCAATGTCTACAATAGGTGTATATTTATTTACCGACGTTAGTGCCAATGCTGAGTTGACCTCATATACATTTTTCTTGGCTTCTTCGTACAACTCGTTACATAATTCTACAATTTTAGAATCATGAGAGAATTTTGTATAAATTTGTGAGTTCATATTCATTTCCATTTTAGTTTGACAAATTATTTATTGTTGTAAAATATCTTAGATATAAATGTGTAATATCTCAAGTAAAGCAAATACATGTATATTAGTCTTTGTCTAATATTTTCAAATTCAGAAATATCTACATTGAATGCCTTTGTGAATTTACTTTTAAAATCATTATTATCATTATTAACATCATCAATAGTGTAAAACCATCTTTGCATAAAAAGAACATCACTTTGAACCATCATTACCTTTTGAAATAACATTTCATGGTCATGGAAATGAAGTAATGTAATACCAATATGACTCCAATTAGGAAATAATCTATAACACTCGACAAGTATTTTCATATCAAATGATAATGGGTCGAAAGGTTTAATATCAACCCATTGAACTTTGTCATATTTTCTATTTATTGTATTCCATAGGATGTTTAGAAAGTCTATAGTTAAACCCATTTTCTCGACAAAGATATTTTTATCAGCACTATCCATAAAATAAGTGATAGTTGGGTTAATCAACTGGTTAGTATCACTAACCAACTCTTTATTTTTAAAATCTATAATAGGTAATCTTTTATACGAATAATCTTTTAAAACAACAACTCTAATCGTTATTGCGTCAATAAAATCAACAGTACTTTGTTTATAGTTCATAATATATTCATTATCAACATTGTTATTTGTACTGATTAAATCCCAGTCAAATCTATCATACAACTCATTACATAATTCAATAATCTTATAATCATGAGAGAAGCGTGTAAAAATTGCAGGATTAAAATCCTTATTATCAATTTGAAATACCATATATTTTATTTTAAGTGATACGTTTCTTTTTTAATGTGATACAAAGATAAGCATAATATTTCATACGGACAAATATAAATCAGTTATTTATATAATTTTAACTGAATTTCTATGATTATTCAATTTAAAAATTGTATCTTTGCAAAGTAATTTTAAAAAATAAGTTATATGATTTTATTAATTGGAGATATACACGGTAGAGATTTTTGGAAGAAGCCGATACAAGATGTAATTGATGGTAAACTGGATGTAGAGAGAATAATCTTTATTGGTGATTATTTTGACCCATATCCATCTGAGGGAATAACTGAAATGGATGCTATTAAGAATTTCTTAGATTTATATGATACTGTTACAAAGAATTTAAGTGGTGAAATGTATATATTCCTTGTAGGTAATCATGATTTTCATTACATTAGTGATTATTTTTATGATATCGCAGGAAGTACACGTTATAGTGACAAATATGAAAATACTATCAAGGGAATTTTTAAAGACGTAATGAAACCCCTTGACATGCGTTTTGCATGTAGAGAAGATATTGGCGGTGAAACAGTATATTTCTCTCACGCAGGAATTAGTAATTCTTGGTATAAAGAACTTAAGAATAAGTATGATAAAGATGAGTGGGATGTTTTATTCACTACCAAGGTATCTGATAAGGCAGACAAAAGAGATAAGTTTGTAAGATTGCTTGGTCAGATTGGTGAAATGCGTGGTGGATATGATAAGACTGGTTCTTGTTTATGGTGTGATGTAAGAGAGTTCTATGATGACAAGAGAATTGGGGATTGTAAGATGCAAATCTTTGGTCACACAAATGTCGGTAAAGTACCAGTTATGTATAAAGATTTTGCTTGTATAGATTGTTCTACCGCTTGTATTCTAATGGATGATTTGAGTTTATTTACTTACGATGAATACTGTGATATGAATAAAGAAGAATAAAAAAAAGAAGTCACACAACCTATTTTTATAGTAGGAAGTGTGACTTTTCATATGAATAAATTGCGTTTAAATCGTATTTTGCTGACGTTCTTCTGCGCATGACAATTCTCCATTATTTGACCAACAATTCATTTGGTCGTTAATATCAATACCATTTCTTTGTAGATATTTACCAGTTACAATTTTGTAATCTTTTGGATTCAAATCGTTGTCTTTTAAATCTTGAAAGAAATAATCATTTTTGAAACTTTTCAATTCAGAAGGTTCGTAATCTCTGTAGTCCCAGCCATAAACAATTAGACCAGTTCTCTTATTGACTGCGAAATAGTTATTTCCATTCTCATCTACACCGCTTTCGGACATTTCTTTTATAATTCTATATGTGGCGTTTTCGACCATTCGATGTATATCTGATTCGGTTAATCTAATAATTTTTTTTGACATTGTATTAATATTTTTTTTATATAATATAAATATAATGTTAATCAGCATTTGTTATTTTAGTAAATTATTATTTTCTTCTAATTTTTGACGAAACAATTTTGCTATCTCTGGATTTGTGCATATAACGATTTTTTTGTTTTTCTTAGTTTTTTCACTAAATTCTTTGTCGTAAGCAATTATCTTTTCTATAAGTTCTTCTCTTGTCGTCATGTGAATATATTTTTATTATTGCAAAGATATAGTTTATTTTTAATAATACCAAATAATAATATATAAATTAATTTAAAATATTTGGTTATATTGAATTTTATTAGTACTTTTGCTGAAAAAATAAAAATATGGATGTAGAAAAAATGTATAATGACTGGTGTGAACAGGCTAAGAGAGAGAGAGAGAAAATATAGAAAAAAAGAATATTCTTTTATCAGAGTACCTTCTGTTAAAAGATTTGAGTATGTCAGAACCAATAATAAACCAACAAGACAATGACGAATATTCTATAAATTTAGTTGTTGATTATGAGGTTGAAGATGAATTTAATGAATTAATGGATAATCTTAAAAATTATGGGAAAATTACTGAAACAACTTGAAGAACATTTTGATAATACGCCAAGAGATGTGTTAGATAAAGAGATGGAAGAATTGGAATATTTGAATGAAATAGGTCCATATGTTATTACAGATGAGGATGAAATCCGTAACCAAAATAAAGAGATAATCTCTCCATTGCTTAAAGAACTTAATGAGTTTTTAAACAATGCTTCCGAAGAAGAATTGAAAAGAAATTGGGAAGACCTGAAGGAATGGGAAAATGTAGGTCCAAATGCTGCTGAATTTGTTAAAGAATTAGAAAAATATGATTAAAACATTTTACTCCACTCGAAAGTGGCTAAATCGAGAAGAATCTCCGTCTACTGGTTCTGTTGTTTGCTACGATGGAGAATTTGAATCACAAGATAATACATATCGCAATTTATTTCTCGAGGTTAACGATTGCCACAGTTCTATTAGGTTGCATAAGAGCAAGGATGATAGTGTAGACGATTTTTTTTAGAAAAATGAAGTTGTTAAGAAGTGAAATTGATAAATTCATAGAACATCTTGAAAATGAAACTATTTATAAAGAAAAATAGTTTATGAACATTAGAAAGATAGTTAATGAGGAGATACATAGATTTTTAAAAGAAGAAACTGAAGAAAATGGCAGTGTTTCTTCACTGGTTCCAGATGAGGTAAAATCATGGAACCCTATAAAAGATTTCAAAGATGGATACTCCAATGGCTCGGATGCTGTTGATGGTAAAATGAATAATAATAGTGGAAATATTTCAAATAATTCAAACCAATCACCTACAAACATGGCTGGAAACGTTTTAGGTGGAAGTTCAGAAGGTGCTGCTGGTGGAATAGAAGGAATGGTAGGAGGTGCTGAAGGACTCGCTGGCGGTATAGAGGGTGCAGAGATGGCTGCTGTCGCTGTTTAATTTTATGCTTATCAACTAATAAAAAATCGGTATTACTGCATATATTAGCAATAATACCGATTTGTAATTTATATAGTTATTAATTATTGTTCGATTGGTTTAATCATAGATGCATAGCTTTCCCAACCTTGTGCTGTCTTATATGCTTGTACTGCGTCTTGTGGGACGTAGATGTTTTGAATAGGATTATTAATCATTTCTGATAAATAATTAGAATTAGGTGTTTTTGAAGTAAATGTAATTGATGTTAAAGATGTGCACCTTTTAAAATTATTAGGTTTATATAATGTTATAGAAGAAGGTATAGTTACTGAAGAAAGAGAACTACAACCTGTAAAGACATTTCCTCCGAACTTATCTAAAGATTCTGGTAAAACAATTTTTTTCAAAGATACACATCCAACAAAGGCAGAAGTACCTAACAGAGTTAAATTATCAAAATTTGTTATTAATGAGAGAGATGTGCAGTGTTCAAAAGCTCCAGCATCAATTGTTTTAATATTTTTTGACAAAACAATTTCTTTTATTTTTTCACACCCAGAAAAAGCGCCAGCAAATATTTTTGTAGTATTATTATTAAAATTGACTACTGAAAGAGAAGAACATCCGTCGAAAGACCTACTACCTATAATTGTTACTAAATCAGGAATTGTAATAGATGATATTGCATTACAGTTTTGAAAAGCATAATTCCATATTTCTGTACCTTTAAACTGCGTTAAATCAACACTAACTACTTTATCTTGATTACTTGAACATTTAAAACCATACGGATAATCAGCATCAATATTTAGGATATTTTCTCCTTCATTTAGAACTATATTATTTCCAGTACCTGAAAGGTCAGTATCTGAGGCATATTTTGTTATAGTAGCTGTTTGTCCTTGAGCTACAGTTATTTTGATAATTGACTTTTCTATATTATAACTAACTTTATTCGTTGAATCATCGAGACTAACATATGGTTCTAAATAATCTGATGATTTTTCGAATGTGTTTTTTAAAGCAGTTGTTGCGAATAATTTAATGTTTTCCATAATTTATATATTGTAATATGTTTTTTTCATTATATCTCTTAGGTTTTGTATAGATTTTCGTATGCGTTGAGCATCTTTTGAAAGTCTATAAAATTTTCGTTTTGTGTAACCATTTTCTTGTCTGACTATATTCAGACCGTCTTCAATTGAATCAAAAACCATATCAACATGGTCAAGGCTTTTTATGATGCCATTATATACTTGTCCACCATCTTTTTCTTGAACAATGTTGTTTAATTCTTCATTTATAATTTTCTTTATATTAGTCATTTTAACTATCACTATCTATTATAGAATAAATATTTGTTCAAATTGATTTTTAGTAGTTATTAGACGTGTGATATAATATTTATTTATAAACTACCCATGAGTTGAATACTTGTGGAATTTACGGAACTTATACAACTATAATACTATATGCGAAAAACACAAAAAAATATGAAAACTACTGAGTATTTTAAAACACTACTTGACACAAAGTCATCAAATAGTACAAAGAGTTTTGTCTTAATGCTGTCAGCAATAATAAGTGCTCTTGTGAACTTAACTATTTGTTTTGTGCTTGTATATGATGTAACTGCAAATGGCTATATTAAGACAAGTCTATGGGACGCAGGATTTTTCATTTTATGCACTGGTGGCTATTTGGCTGGTTCTGGATTGACTAAAGTGTTAGCTGATAGACGACGAAATAAACGAAGTTTAGATATTAACGAAGAAACAGATGAAGAAAAGTAAAAAGTAAAGCGGTCGAAAAAATCGACCGCTTTTTGTATTATTGGTATCAACATTCAGTTATCTTTCCATTTTCCATTGTATACCACACATTTGGATGAAATTCTTTTCTATCAATAGTGAAAACACACACAGTAGTATAATCTTTAGAATCAGTGTTACAATAATCTGAGAAAACTATTTTAGTTCCACATTCAGCTTGTACATGGTTATGTCTACCATATAGGAAAATAGTGTTATGACAGCTATTACATACAACGCTATTATTTTCACCATTGCACATAATAATAGTGTCTGTTCCTAATGATATAATATTGTTATGACTACTATTAACATTTATGTTATTTTCATCACCATAAGAAATAATTGTATTAAAATCACCATTTGAATTTAATTTGTTGAAATCACCTAACGATACAGCTGTATTATGATGGGAAGTCAAATTACATTTTATTTCGTCTTCAATTAAAAACGCATCATTGAAATGACTACAATTATCAAATCTACCACATGGACTACGTAGTAAGAAAGTTGCCTTTACTTCGTCATAACATTTTGTATATTCATAGGAATCTTTATGAGAAATAAATAGTTTATCCGTGTTTTTATTTGAAATGATTTCGTAATGTCTTTTGATATCTGTCAAAACATCTTCCATTGTCAGTTTGTGAAGAATTTTCATTCTTTTACATGTTGAAGTTGTTAAGTTATATCTTTTAACATTATAACATATGCATTCGAATATATCACTATGATATATAAAACAATTTTTTAATGCATCTAATATTGTTTCATACACATGATACCCACCTGTTGTAAAATTACCTTCATATTCTTTTCCAACTTCGTAATAAAATGAACTATTTTTCTCTTTGTTACCAACGAGATATAAGGTTTGTTTTTCTACCATATTTTCTATGTTTTATAATAAGAGTTTACTTGATAAGAAATTATATTATCTACATCTGACCATGATAATGGTGTAAAGTCATTATTGTCTACACCGACATCATATTGTGTTGGAAAAAGATATTTGAGACGTTCATCATCTTTTCCTATGGTTTGTATTTGCTTTCTCGAATGGACATGTCCGAATAATTGATAGTATTGGTTCTCAACATCCGAATATGTTCCAGCGTAGCATAAGAATGGATAATGATTTAAATATACATATCGTTTATCAATTTTAATCAATAGTTGATTATAAACGTTTTCAAATAATATCTTTTCTTGAGTAGGTGATGATGCATTATTTTTCCAATCGTGATTACCTTTGATAAGAATTATTTTACCATTCAGTTTATCTCTTATTTCTTTTGTTTCAACGAATTTACCATACGCAAAATCTCCGAGATGGAATACTAAGGCATCTTTTGGAACTTTATTATTCCACTTTTCAATCATATCATTATTCATTTCCACAACCGACTTATATGGTCGATTGCAGAATTTGATTATATTTTCATGATTGAAATGTGTATCTGATGTGAAATATATTTTTTCTCCATCATTAAATTTCATGTCATAGGTTTTCATTTTTACAATAAATTTTTAAAATCTTCTATATTAAGAGGATTAGATATTACATCTGGTTTACGACCGTCATTCCATAAAATTGCAACTTTATATTTTCCGCCCTCAATAACTGGTTCTATTGTTGCTTCATTCTTAACATCTGGGTCATAACCGAAAGGTCTATAATCAAAGAAATCTGGTGAAATCATCAACTTATCACATAGATTAAATGCGTCTGATGTTTTCTCTTTCTTTAATAGTTCGATTGTTTCATCTCTTAGTTCCTTATTGTGATGATAATCGTCAATAAAATTACCCCACTTCTCCAACAGTTCTTCAAGCGTACCGTCATTGAACAGTACGTTATTTCCGAACAGTTGCCAATTAAGTGAGATTTCTGAAAGATGATTTGATACATTGGAAATATCTGGTCTAATGATATACCAAGTATCACCACCCATTTCTTCAATCATTCTTTTTTCATTTGGAAACCGCACATCTTCTATAACGTAATCAGCAGGATGTAATTGGATATATTCTCTAATTTTCTCCATGTGCCAATCTGGGTTTATATTTCGTATAATGTTTGTACCTAAGAACTGAAGCAAATGACGTACATTTTTAATCATTACACCATTAATATTTTCTTTCTGTACGATATTCCAGATAACTTCGCTTGGAACTTCGATACGTTTAGCAAAGTAATCACACGCATCTTTATCAAAGAGAATATTCAGTTTCTCGTTAGTGCATTTCATTTCATTAAAGACATTTATATTTGGAACATTTAACCATTCCATACACATCTTCTTAAGAGGTTGCGCAAAATAAATGCTTTTATAACCTTTTTTAATGAGAAGTTTGGTAAGTTCAGACTTACCAGACCTCATTCTTCCGCTTAGACCTATAATCATATTATTTACGTTTATTGATTAAATCTTGTAAAATATTACTATTAACGCTACCACTTAACTTATAAATGAGTTCGTCATTTTCATCAAAGAATAGTGAAGTAGGAATATTTCTTACATGATATTTCTCAGCTAACTCATTACCTTCGTCATCGTTCTCTACATCATAAGATTCAAACTTGATATCTTTGTTTTCATCTTTATTAGAAACTTCTTCAAAAACGCTTGCATAAGCCTTACATGGTGCACACCATACTGCTGAAAGTTTGATGATTTTATTTACTTTATTCATTTTTTAATTCTCCTTATTATTCTTGTTTTTTTATTTTTCATTAAGTTTCCAAATGCTTCAATAGCATTTTTAGGCTTATTGGTTGTTTCTCTGATTATTTCATCTTTAGTACTTGATGTTTCGTTAATTGTTGTCGCAGTTTCTATAATATGCCGTGCTTGGTCTATTGTTGTTACTTCTTTTCTGTTCTTGTTATACAACTTATCAATAACAATTTGTTTTAACTTAAGCGAGCGTATTGTTTCTGGATTATATGCATCAAACTGTTTAAATTCACTTTCATCAAGGAAACCCAAAATATTCTTAGTACGTGTATAAGCAACGTAAATAAGATTGTTCTCTTGTTCTATCTCCCATGGCTGTTTTGCTGTCTTGGATGGCATGAGAGATTTACAAGCGATATATACATTTGGAGATTCAAGACCTTTTGATTTATGGATTGTTGATAGTATAATACCACTATCCTTGTTATTAGTGAAAATGTCCTTTATACGGTCTTGTAATTCCTTAGCAGTTGTTAGACCATCTGATAGAATCTCTAATACTTTAATTTCATCAAGTTTAGCAACAATAGATGCGCTTGTTAGAGCTTCTTCTTTTGAAATATTCTGCTTGCGCATTGTTGTTTCAAGAAAGTCATAGAATATGTCATATAATTTCGAGAAAACACCTTGCTTATCAAGATTTACATTTAAAATTTGTTCTTTCGTATTTCTTATCGTCTTTGATAAGTTATTAGAATAATCTTTACCAAGGATTTTAGCCTTTATACCATTCTTTAATAGTTCGATATAAACTTGTGCAAGTGGGGCATTGTTACGGCACAAAATCATATCACCGTCTTTAACATCTGATAGATTTGCATTTTGTATGATTTCACCTTTAACCTTGTTCTTTTTATCATACTCCATGGTTGGTACAAGATAGTGTACATACTCAACAATATTCTTAGGACAGCGATAACTAATAGAAAGGGGTAACTGAATAGTATCTTCCAACTCTTTTAGTTTGTCGAACGCTTCAGAATCTGCACCAGAGAAAGAATAAATAGCTTGCGCTTTGTCACCAAAGAACATCATTCGTGTTCCCATTCTTCGGCAAGTAAACAACATATCTTTTTCGACCATATTTAGGTCTTGACATTCATCTACAATTATCCAATCATACTTATAAAACTTACTATCAAGGTGAAGAATATTAGGCAACCAAACCATATCACCATAATCAATTTCATCCAGATATGTTTTGCCCCATTCTAACACTTTAACAGCTACTTCTTTCTCATCACCTACACATACAATACCATATCTGCTACAAACTTTATCTAAATCTTCCACAGTTTCTGAAAGGTAGCACCTACCAAAGTTTACAAGACTTTGAATATTAGATAGATATTGAGAAAATTGTTTACCGAGACGGAATGTATTTATTGTTGCAAGTTTGGATATGTTATTATTAATATACGATGAATACTTATACTCATTTGGTTCAGTATTCATAAAGCGTCTATTAAAATTAGCATTTAATATCTTATATCCTAAGCTATGAAATGTTTCAACTTGGACGTTTTTATGACCTGCAAGTGCTACTTTCTTTTTAATTTCTTGACGTATATCTCTATTGAAAGCGACGATAAGGACCTTTTTATCTTCTGGTATATAGTCTAAAGATTTAATAATAGTATATGTTTTGCCAGACCCTGCAGATGCTGATATAACTGCATTACAGAGACCATGTTCTACAAAGTCATATATAGCTAATTGATATTTGCTTGGCTTATATACTTTAATTTCTTCTTTCTTTTTTCTTGCCATATATTATAAAGATAAGAAGCTGAGCAATAGCCCAACTTCTTTTAATTAATTACTCTGTTACATCATTAGTTGTTGGCTTGTCAATCACATAGTATTCATCTTCAGGGAATCCAGCCTCGCTAAATGTCTTGACATCCAAAACATATCCAGCATTTGACATAACAGATGCAAATGTGGAAACTGAACAATTGCCACTGACGAGTGCCTTAAATTCATCATCAGACAAACCAATATGCTTAGCATACTCCTTATCTGACATGTTTAGCTCTGCAGCACTATGTTCAAACTTCGTCATTGCGTCATCATTCATTTCCTTAACAATGACATTAATTACTTCTCTAAATCTTTCGTATTTCATATATTTCTTTTTTATTAAAATTACAATGCAAAGATACTGATTAATTTACTAATACTGAAGAATAAATGGTTAATAATTCTAAAATATTAAATTCCAACTATACAATTAGTTGCTTCTTTCTGATATTTTGCAGGATATCTTCAACCATTTGTATATCTATACTTTCTGGAAGTGTAGAGTGCTTCATTGCTTCATCCATTTCTTCTTTCTTTTTATCAATCATATCCATAAGTTCATCATACTCATATTTATGATTTCTAATGTTCATAAGCAATTCTCTATCACCCATCTTCTTTCTATCAAGATTTACTCCCTCTCCACTTGCAATTTCAAGTCCCATTTGAATTAAACGGAAACTATGCATCATATTTTTAGAGTCATAATTCTTAGTAAGATTGGATTGATATCTTTTTTCGTTACGTTTCTCTTCCCAATCCTTATAATGTTTATAATCTGCACAGTGCGCTGAATAGCCGTTAGAATTAAAAGACATGTAACATATTGGCTTCTCTCCTTTAGCTACTGGTGATAGGACCATCTCGTTTGAATTTTCTCTCACGATACCATTATATCCTTTAGGGGTTTGGTTATCATAAAACCAATACCAGAAGTCCTCCCAAACCGTAGCATTGATATATTTCATGATAAACCCAGCCATATTTTCCATATAAGAGCGTTTAAGAAGTCTCGTTTCTATTTCTACACCTGCTTGATTATTATTAGCTTGTGCGTCCTTTAAACGTGTAATAATCTCTTTTGTATTAAGTCTACGTATATAGCAGCCCTCAAAATCTTCGCTTTTAATTCCTTCTTTTTGGAAGTGTTGACCCCAATCATAATATACGCCATATATACCCTCCATATTAGGTATTTTAACAAGACCGCAATATTCCTGTTTCATACCTCTATATTCCAACCAATATTCCATTTTAGTACTACCTTGGTCTTTAAATGTATAACAGAAATCCATTGGCTTTAAACGCTTAGTAACAGGATTAACAATCTTCTTATTAAGTCCACGTGCTTTTCTAATTTGTTCTAAAGAATAAGCAACGAAAGGTTTAAAACACTGCTTGGTAATGAATTTATCTTTATTGGCGAATAACTCGTTGAGAACAGGGGACGGCTTTAAAATCATTTTATCCTCTGGTATGAACAGCGTTTCAAGAACTGTTGCGTTTGATTTAAGAAGCATTTGAAAATACTTGCCTAATTCATACCATGTTGTATCATTTCTACTATCTGCAACTTGTGGAGAATAATTTAAACCCAATCCTGTTAAGTCTGAAGGATTGCAGATAAACAATCCACCTGTATCTAAATCTGAGTCTTCATTATTCAATCCGTAAAGATGACTACCTCTAACGTATTCAAATAATAACCTATTTTCGTTTCTAATATTTTCAAATGTTTCCATTTTTTATAATCTAACAGTTAAGATATAATAATATGTATCTTCATCTACACTTGTTCTTTTACTATCTTGAGAGTAATCTACGGTATAACCTAATTCTCTGAGTTTACGAATAATATATGTTAGTTTAACAAAATTTACCTTATCTTGATTATATTTGATTTTAACACAACTTTTTTCTAATTTAACCTCTTCTTCTAATAATGAAATTATACGTTCACAATAATCATAAATCTCACTTTTCAGAATTGCTACTTCGTTAACTACTTTCTCTTTTAGCTCATTTGCTGTTAATAAATTTTTATCCATATCTTTTATTTTTATATTATGACTTTTTGAATAATTTCTTACGTTCTAATTCAGTTTCAAATTTATCTATTAAGTGTTTGCACTGTTGTTTTACAACAATCTTTTGTAATTGTTCGTTTAATAAATCTTTATTCATATATTCAAGAAAGAAAAAACTTGACTGATAAGTTTTTAAATATGTCAATCAGTTTATATTTTATTTATTTATCACATTCTTTTATTTCTCCGTTTCCGATATTATACCATGTATCTGGTTTAATATTGGTTTCATCAACATATATTGTTTTAACTGTTGTAGCTTCATTCTCATTTTCACTATTACGTTCTGAATATATAATTGTAGTACCTATTGTAGCTTTAAAACTGTTATATTTTCCATGCAGATAAACAATATTATTTTCTCCGTTACATATTATTCTATTTGTTTCACTAATACATGATATATAATTATTTTTACCAGTTGAAATGATATTGTTAAAACCGCCAGTTACGGATAAAATATTATCTTCTTCACGTAAAATAAATGTATTACTGGTATTACTTGAGTTAATCTTGTTTGATTTACCAATAGAAACGACTATATTATTATTACTGGTAAGATTACAATCGCATCTGAATGCGTCAAGGTAAATTATTCCAAATAATCCACTATTATTTACAGTACCTAAATAACCATGCATAGTCATTACGCATCTATCTTCGGAATTTGTTATACGTCCGTGACATGTTTTATTACATGTTATTACCAAGTTTTCAACAAATTTATTTCGATAATCATCAATATTTTCTGCGATATCTTCAATAGTAATTTCTTTTATAATTTTAATGTGTTTACAAGTTATATGTAATGGGTCGCTATGTACTTTATCAATCTCACTACATTCTACATTATAAAACTTATGAATCCGAATGTCGCTAACTGATACTAAATCAAATAAACAACGAAAAACACTCAAACCATATCTATATAATTCAATATATGAACTATCATATTCTTTATTAACTTCCAAGTTTAAGTCTGACACTTTATTTTTAGGTAATCCCATATAACCTATAATTTTCTCTTCTTCCATAACCTTATATATTATTATTTTTGCAAAGATACAAATAATATATCATATTTCAAAGAAATTATACTATAAATTATGTTAGATATTTATATTTAAAAGACATTGTATGAAGCATTTAAAAAATATTTGATACCTCAGCTGACCTTCAGACCTATATGGATGGACCTGATTACTTGGAACCATTCGTAGGTACTGATACTCAAAAAAGTGTGGTAAAATACAACCGTGTCGCCCAAAATGTCATTAGAATATTTACACAACGAGGTGGTGTTACATTGGCTAAGTATCTTGATGACCAGATGTCAAATATGGAAGAATTTGTATTAAAAGAAGGATGGAATAATTTAGACATGACTAATGCTTTTAAGTATGGTTTTGGTAATGTAAATGGTGAGGACCTTAACGATTTAACTCAGGTTGATTTAAGTAGATATCAAGGCACTAATTTATTTCATTACATGTTTTATAACACAGGAATTAAGACAATTATTTTACCTGACACTATAGAAGAAATTGGAGTAGGTACGTTTGGTTCATGTCGTAAACTTAATAGTGTTCACTTCGGTACAAATATTAAGAAAATAGGACAGATGTCATTCTCGGAATGTTATAGTTTGGCAGAAATTAATTTACCAGAAGGTATTGAAGAATTAGATATTAGAGCTTTTAGTTCTGTCATTTGCTCCAAGATTATTCTTCCTAATTCTATTAATAAATTAGGTTATAACTGTTATGGACCTTATAAAGAAAATGTTTATAACTATAGGGGTACTGTCCGTTTTCAAACGTTAGAGCCACCTATCATCAATACTAAATTTGTCTTCTCTAATGTTAACAGAATAGAAGTTCCTATGGCATCGGTTGAAAAATATAAAAATATCAATGTTAACGGTTGGAAAGAGGCTTGGGGAGATAAAATTGTAGGATATTAGAAATATTTATAATCAAAAAGTATTATATGAAACATTTAAAATTATTTGGAAACGCAAATGAATTGCAGACCTATGTGAATGGAAGTGACTATTTGGAGCCATTTGTAGGTACCGACTCTCAAGGGGGGGGGGTAAAATATAACCGTGTTGTTGAGAATATAATTAGGGTGTTTGTCGAGCAGTCTGACCTTGTAATTCCTAAGTTTTTGGATAATGATTTAAGTAATTATGAGGATGTTGAATTAAAAGAAGGGTGGAATACTTTGGACATGACTAATGATTTTAAATATGGTTTTGGTAATATAGTTGGTACATCATTAAATTATTTAACTGAGGTGGATTTTAGTCATTATATCGGAACCAAGTTATATATGTACATGTTTTTTCAAACTGGGTTAAAGAAGGTTATTCTCTCAGATAGTATTAAGGAAATACAAGAAGGATGTTTTGCGAATAATAATAATTTGCAAGAAGTTATATTAAACAAGAACATTGCAATTATAGGTAATTCGGCTTTTAATAATTGTCGAAAATTAACTAAGTGTATACTACCAGAAGGATTAAAAGAATTACAGGATGGTTCTTTCCTTGTCGTTGGTTTGGAAAAATTAATCTTACCAGAATCTATTGAGAAACTTGGTGAAAATGTGTACTCTTGTTATAATGATGATAATACAGTTTCAGGAACAGTGCGTTTTCACTCTCTTGAACCTCCAATAATGAGTAAATATAGTTTTAATGAACATATTACTTTAGAAGTACCAATGGCAGCTGTTGAAACATATAAGAATGTTGATATTCCAGGATGGAAAGAAAAGTTTGGAGATAAGATAGTTGGTTATTGAAATAAAAAACACGATGGTTATTCCATCGTGTTTTCTGTTATTTACATTTTTGACATTTGTTTCATAACTTTATGGTAGTATGTATTAGGCAATCGTTTGATATTCTTTACATAAAAACCATGGTTCCAGCATTTTGTAGCTTTTTCAAAGCTATGTTCTGGGTTAAAATGTTCTTGAAGATGAATGAAAATTTCCTTAGACTTTTGAGGGTCTCTTCTATCTTCAAGTGTGTAACGTTTCTTGATTTTTTTCTTTTTCAGAATGTTGTTGCATTCAGCTACGGCTGAAGGTGTAATCTGAAGTACTCCTAATGATTTTCCATTTCTTGCATTGTTTTGACCTTTGCTTTCAATGTGAATCATTGCAGCAATCAGACGTGTCCAATCAAATCCATGTGAACAAGTTTGTGCGTTTACTGTAGTTGTGGACAGAATCGCAAAAAGAACCATTAGAAATAGTTTTTTGTAATTTCTCATCATTTTTATTTTTTAGTGAGGTGCAAAATGATATAAACCATATTGCGTTTTGGCACTGTGTGAGACTGCGGTATGTGCCGTTTTGACCTCTTATTAATTAAAAGTCGTATTTAGTTAGAGTACCGTGTTTGGTAATCTTCTGACCGTACCAATCTTTTAATACTTGTATAATAAATTTATCTCTACCATGTTCTTTTGGTAATATTGTTTTAAATTTATTTTGTAGGAGATAAAACAATTGTTGGTCGGTTAATGATTTCTTGGATGGTTGTCCATTTTCGTCCATTTGTATAACAATTGGTATATTAACCAATACCCCATTATCATCTTCTCCTGTATATTTTGCACGAATAAAATTTTTATCTAAGAAGCGTTGAATTATTGTAACTTTATCAGAATAACTTTCTTTTAAAACTTCTTTTTTAAATTCTTCGTTAAGCTGTTTATTATAATGTTTTAACTTCATTTTTGTGTCACATATATAAAGATAAATAGTTTATGAAACTCTTTTCTATTATTTTTTAACACGGTTGCAAAGATAAGAAAAATATATTTAATACCCAAATCAATTAAATGTTTTAACATAAATTTAATCATTAAAATTGGTGATTAAATTTAGTATATTTGTCTGAACTACAATATTTATATTAAAACTTAAATATCATGAAGAAATTATTTTCAAAAGTAGCAGCTTTTTTCAAAAAGTATTGTAAAACTTATTTCTTTATCCAGACATGCCTGATTATATTCTTCTTTTTAGTCGTGGCACTTGTTGGATGTGAGTATTAAGATTTTTATGAACGGGGCGATAAACCCCGTTCGTTTTGTTTTACGAAATTGTTAGTTCGTCTTTGTAATCAAAATTAAATGTATGACCGTTTTCATATTCTCCAAGTAAGATTACATCCGTCAATTTATCTTCAAGTTCATTTTGTACGAATCGTATAATTGGGCGAGCGCCATATTCTTTCTGCTGTACTGCTTTTTGATAAATGAAATCAACAACACTTGGTGTATATGTTATATTATAACCAGCCTGCTTAACTCTTTTAGAGAATTTCTTTATTTCTAATTCTGTAATACCTTTTAGATTATCATCTGTTAAACTATTAAAGTAAACAATTTGGTCAATTCTATTAAGAAATTCTGGTGTGAATTTACTCTTCATTTCTTTTTCAATGATGGCTTTTTTATTATTACCAACATTTGTAGAAAAACCAATGCTTTTTCCAAACTCAGATGCTTGCTTAGCACCGATATTTGATGTCATTAAAACAATAACGTTCTTAAAATTAACAAGTTGTCCAGAAGAGTCTGTTAATCTACCATCATCGAATAATTGTAAAAACAAATTATAAACTTCTTGGTCTGCTTTTTCAATTTCATCTAAAAGTAAGACACAGTGTTGTTTATTTTTAATTGCCTCGGTTAATTGACCACCATTTTCATATCCTACATAACCAGGAGATGCACCTGTAAGTTTTGAAACTGAATTTTTCTCAGAATATTCAGACATATCAATACGTATTAATGATTTTTTATCACCGAATACTTCTTCTGCTAACTTCTTGGCTATCAACGTCTTACCGCAACCTGAAGGGCCCATCATAAGAATATTTGACATTGTCTTTGTTTTATCACCAAGACCTACTTTATTTCTTTTAATAACCTTACAGATTGCTTCTACGGCTTCATCTTGTCCGATAACACTTTCCTTTAATATATCATCAATATGAGCGATTTTAGTTTTCTCATTACTTGATAATTTGGTTACGGGTACTCCAGTTATATCTGATATTACCTTTGCGATATCATTTTCAGTAATAGGTATTATATTTTTATTATCTTTCTTTTGTTCTCTCTTATAATCAGTTAATTTACGATTAAGTGCCTTCTCTTCTTTGTTTAAGTCTTCAACAAGTTCCCACTCACCATTATTCATGTACTTCTTTTTTTCGTTTGAAATTTCATTTAAACGACTTCTTGTAGAAGTAATCATTTCTGGTTCTGTTTTCGTTAAACATAAACCTGCACCTGCAAGGTCGATAACATCTATTGCTGAATCTGGTAAACATCTATCGTTTATGTATTTTTCGGAAAGTTCAACTGCTTTTTTGATTATTTCATCACTATAAATTGTATTATGATAATCTTCGTAAAACTTTTTATTTTCTTTTATAATTTGTATTGTTTCAGATGCGCTGTTTGGTTCGATAACAATTTTTTGTAATTTACGAGAGAGTTGTGTATTATTTTCTATACAGTTACGATATTCTTTGAAAGGTAATGTACCTATTACTCTAACATTACCATCCTCTAAAATTTTACCAATTTTATCAGAAATATCTGTATCTCTATCTTTATTACCACTCTTAAGTACCATCTGCATATCATCAATAACGAGGATATATTTGTCATTATTTTCCAATTCGTCAAATAGCCCTTTAACTCGTTCTTCAAACATACCTCTTAAACTTGTACCCGATACCATACTCATAATATTGAGTAAAAGTAATTCTTTTCCATCTAATACACTTGGTACTTTATGTTCATTTATTAATTTAGCAAGTCCATAAACAATTGAACTTTTTCCGACACCTCCCTTACCTACAAGCACTACATTATTCTTCCTACGTCTTGAAAGCACTTGCATTATAATCTTCAGTTCTTTTTCTCTTCCAATTGTTTTATCAACTTTACCATCTTTTACTATTTTATTTAGGTTTATGGTATATTGTTTTATAAAATTATCTTTTGGTGAAACTGACTTAATATTCACTTCACTTTTGGATGGAATATTCATGTTATTATTTTTATTCTTCTGTTTTTTAGTATGTCTATTTTTGGTATCACTTTGACATTTACTTAAAATGTTGTTATAATCAATGCCAGCGCTTTTAAGAATTTTTCCACTATTTAAATTGAGTTCTGGATTTAATAAAGCTAATAAAAAATGTTCAGTGCCTAAGATACTACTTTTTGTTATTTCTTTTTCATTTTCCGCATCTTCCATCAACTTGTTCATATCTTTACTGAAAGGAATTTCAATTATATCATTTGTCAGTCCACTTATCTCATTATTAGATGCTGTTAATGCATTAGCGAATAAATCTCTTAGACTTATTATGTTATTATTCATTAAATAACTTTCAAGAATCATGTGTGCATGACAGTTTTTTGTATCTAACATTGCAAGAACTAAGTGTTCTGGAGTTAATTCTTTAGAGGGTATTTCGTTAAGAATAGATGTTTCCATATATAATACTACTTCATCTAATTCTTTGCTATACATTAAACTTGTTTCGTCCATTAATCAATTTCTATTTTATATTATGTGTCGTAAAACCCTCAAGTCTTCAGCTTGTGGAATGTAAGACATTATTTTCTAAAAAAATATAATAAAATTTTTGTATATTTAAATATAATTTGTATATTTGCAAGCGATATGAGAAAGATAAACAGAACATACAGGTTCAGACTGTACCCGAACAAGGCACAAACCGAATTACTATCAAAGCACTTCGGATGTTCTCGTTTTGTGTACAATTACTTTCTCAATCAACGTAAAGAACAGTATAGGGTTAGTGGTAAAAGCGACAACTACTATGCACAGGCTAAAACACTTACCACATTAAAGAAGCAGGAAGAAACTGTATGGCTTAATGAAGTAAATTCTCAAACCTTACAGTTTGCTATCAAGAGTCTTGAAGCACCCTATACCAATTTCTTTAAGAAGCATGCTAAGTTTCCTAAATTCAAATCTAAGCATTCTAAAAATAGTTTTACCGTTCCGCAATTTGCATCTGTAGCAGGTGGTAGACTTTTCATACCCAAGTTTAAGGAAGGTATAAAGTGCCGTGTACATCGTGAGGTAAAAGGTAAAATAGGTAAGGTAACTATTACTAAAACACCAAGTGGTAAATATTTCGTTTCCGTCTTCACGGAAGAAGAATACACTACACCAATTGAGAAATCTGGTAAGCCAGTAGGTATTGATTTGGGTTTGAAGGACTTGCTTATCACTTCTGAAGGAGAAACTTTTAAGAATAACCGATACACGAAGAAATACGAATGCAGACTTGCTAAGGCACAGCGACATCTTTCACGTAAAGTTAAAGGAAGCAGAGGGTTTGAAAGCCAAAAACTCAAAGTTTCCAGACTTCATGAGAAGATTAGCAATAGTCGTGCTGATTACTTACACAAATGTTCCATATATCTTGTACATAGATATGATACTATCTGTATTGAGGACTTGAACGTTAAAGGAATGGAAAGAAACCATCGCCTTGCTAAATCTATCACTGATGCAAGTTGGGGTACTTTCATTAATATGCTTACCTATAAGGCAGAATGGAACAGCAAGAAGGTTGTGAAGATAGACCGTTTCTATCCCTCCTCTCAGACTTGTAGTGTCTGTGGATACGTTAACAAAGATACAAAGGACTTGTCTATTAGAGAATGGGAATGTCCTGTTTGTCACACGCATCATGACCGTGATGTGAATGCAGCAATTAACATTCTTCGTATCGGATTAAATAATAATATATCGGCAGGGACTGTCGATTACACGGGTGGAGAGGGCGTAAGAGCCGACCTTCTGGAAAGCCATTCCTCAGTGAAACCCGAAGCACAAAAGTCTTTAGACTGAGTGTAGTTCACACGCTTGTCAAGTCTGCTGTTTATTTAGAAAAAGATAACATTTGAATTATTTGGATATTTATATTAAATAATGATTAAAAATAACGTTATATAAAAAATGAAAAAAATTGTAAGACTTACAGAAAGTGACCTTCATAGACTCGTAGAAAATTCAGTACGTAGAGCATTGACTGAAATTGGTGATACTCAAAAGGGTCAGTATATGCTTGGTCGTGTGGCTGGTCGTGCTAAAGCAAATAAGGACAAGGATACTTTTATGGCAGCTAAAAACCACCGTCCAGAAGACCCAGATGCTGATGATAAGAAAGTAGCTGATAAGTTGTTTAGACGACATGCTTTCAAGCAGGGTATGGAAGACCAAGAGGATTACCAGTATTACCGTGATAGAGAGAATGATGGTGAATACTATCGTGACGCTGCTGATACTTTGGGTCGTGGTATGAAACGTCAGTACAAGAAATTTAAGTAAGGTAAAAACAATCAAGTTTAAAGCTAACATTTTTGTTAGCTTTTTTTTATTCCATTTTGTTATTATCTAAAAATATTGTATCTTTGCATTAAGTTTAATTTTTTAAAACATAGATAATATGAGTAAATTACTTAATGTTTATAATGATAATATAGATAGAACATGGTATAAGAGTTCTAATATATTGTATTCTGAGTGCATTGATAATGACAATAAGCCTAAGACTTTAAAGGTCGTATTCTCAAACGGTCGACAATATCAATATGAAGATGTTGATGTAAGAGATTACTTGTTCTTTAGGGATGGTGATTCACAAGGTAAGGCACTTAATTCGTATATAAAAAAATACACATGTACCCGTTTAGAGGATGTTAATGTAGATATTATTAACGAAGAATATACCTACCGTTCAAATAATGGTATGTTTATGAATAATAATGATAAGTTCACAATTAAAGACCATGCAGGTATAGTTTTATATGAATTGGACAAAGCTTTAGATGCGGATACGTATGATATGATTAATGATATTTTATTGTCAGTAGGAGTTAAAATTAAAAAGTTGTAATATATGGGAATTATTGTTGGTGGTTTTCCTGGTTGTGGAAGACGATATTTAAAAGATAATTGTCGTGATGGAATAACAGTTGAAAATGTGAAAGTGTCTGATTTTGAGTCAGATGAATTTCCAGACAATTATGTTGACCATGTTTTATCAATTGTAGATAAAACAGATATTGTTTTGATTTCTTCTCATCCTGCAATATGTGAAGAATTAAATACACGTGGTGTTGATTTTAATTTATTTTATCCAGAGCGTTCTCGTAGAAATGAATTTGTAGAGAATTTTGTTCTTGCACATAAGCCAGCAAAGCAGATTCAAGAAATAGATAATAAGTGGACAGAGTGGATTGATTTAATTGAAGAACGTACTTTGGAACATTGCTTTAAACATAGTTTAAGTAAAGGACAATTCATTGGTAATTTCCCAATGATGAATGAGTATGTTTATAACTTGCTTAACAGTATTCAAACAGTGGTAGCAACAAAAGTTGTTGTAAATGGTAATGATATTACAGATATAAAAGATGGAGGCTTGAAGTACATGCCTCAAGACGAATCGACTTTTTCATACCAATTATTTAACGCCACAGACTTATCGAATTTATCTTATATTGTTAATGAATGTAATGAAAAATTTGAGAAATTTAAACCAGATTCTGTTGGCGTTTTAATTGACAAAGATACGTTGGAAACATTGAATAAAATTCAAACGTGGTTGGAAAAGGAATTTAAAGATGATTCACAAAGCAATTGAAATTAGTGAAGATACACCACTATGGGTGGATTTAGGAAATGGTCTTGGAAAGTGGATTCCTCTTGAAAATATTTCCTATGTAACAGAATTTGATGATGTTAATAAAGAATTTAAATCTTATCATAAAATCAATCTACCAAAATTATATCCTTGGGAAATTGAACAGATAAAATTATTTAAAAATAAAGATAATGAATAATGTTGATAAACAATATCTTGATTTACTTCGAGATGTTTTAGAAAATGGTAGTGAACGTAAGACACGTAGTGGACTTGTAAAATCTGTCTTTGGACGTATGATGCGTTTCGATTTAAAAGAAGGATTACCATTATTAACTACTAAGAAAGTAAGCACCAAAGGGATAATCCATGAGTTACTTTGGTTTATTTCAGGTTCTACGAATATTAAATATCTTGTAGATAACGGTGTGAATATTTGGAATGATGATGCATTTCGTTATTTTAATGATATTGCCGTTAGAAATGATAAATGTATGGATGAACGTATGATTAAAATGGGTTATCATATTTTATCAGGAATCTCTAAGGAAGAGTTTTTGGAGAAGGTTAAATCAGGGGAAAAAGTACGAGTAGTGCATTGCGTTGACGGAGAAAAACAAGAGAGTGAATATAAATACGGAGACCTTGGTGCTATGTATGGAAAGAACTGGAGACATTTCGGTTCTTCTGGTAAGGACCAAATCAGAGAAGTTGTTAATTTGTTAAGGAACGACCCTACATCAAGACGTATTATTTTAACTTGTTATGACCCAGATACTGTAGATGAAGCTGCGTTATATCCTTGTCATATAATGTATCAATTCTATACGAAAGAACTTACATTGGGTGAACGTATAGATTTGTATAAAGAAAGTTTAAATGAAGGTGAACAATGTGATGTTACGGAAACATTTCTAAATTATATTGGTATTCCAAAGTATAAATTAAGCTGTATGTTGAATATTAGAAGTAATGATTTACCTTTGGGTTGTCCTTATAATATTTGTTCAGCAGCTTTGTTAACACACATGTTTGCACATGTTTGTAATATGACCGTAGATGAGTTGGTTTATGTTGGTGGTGATTGTCATATCTATGAGAATCAATTAAATGGCGTACATGAGCAATTAAAACGTGATGGTAGTAATATCCTACCACAACTTAATATACAAGGCGAAATAAGAAGTATGGATGATTTTAAATATGATAGTTTTTTAATTTATAATTATCATCCAGATGCTTCAATTAAGTTTCCTTTAAGTGTCGGATGAGTCTATCTTATGTTGTAAAAAAAGAAACTAAACGTTGTTTCGATGAAGGCATGAAAGCTGATTTGTTTACACGTGAGAAAATTGAAACATTATTGGGTGGTAAATGTTATCAATCAACAATAGCAGAAGATACAAAGAAACATGTCGATTTTTGGTGGGATGCACCTAATGGAAAGAGATATGGTATTGATGTTAAAGATTCACGTAAGAATAAAAGAACTGACTCTGATAAAGATTATAGTATAACTTGGTTAGAGATACAGAATGTCAGCGGAAAACCAGGATGGATTTATGGAGAAGAAGATTATATTGTTTTTAAAACAGATAATAAACTTCTTTTTGTAAAACGAGAACAATTAGCATATTTCGCTGAAACTAAATATAATGAATATATTAGTAGTGGGAAAAATATTGTTTACGATACACCTCAAGAATGTTATGTACCTTATCAACGAGCTAAATGGGGGCGGAAAGATATTGCTTTTAAAGCTTATATGAAAGATTTAGAAGATATATCTCACTTCCACATAAACTTTGTTACTAATGAAGTTTTTACATTTAACAAAAGCGCTGCTAAATAGCAGTGCTTTTTTCTTTTATAACCTATTTATTTAAAAAAGTATTAAACATGTTAGAACGAGAATATGATGGATATGGTTTTAACGAACCAGAAAGATTTGAGACTATGGCAATGTAAACTCGTGTAGAGTATGAACCTGACAAGGATATTAAGGTCGGACCAGACAAGGATGGTTTGATGTTAGGTCAGGAAGATGCCGTACCAAGTGATTTGCTTGTACCTAAGTTTGAAAAACATAAAGTTGTTTTTAAAGGCGATGAACCACGTATAACGCTATTTCCTACAGACCAGTTATAATTTATGAGTAAGAAAGTTTTCATTCCAAATAGTAAAATATCATTATTAAAAGAAAATAATGATTTAGTCACTCAAGATAAGTATAAGTTAAATACTGGTACTGGTCTTGAGTATGGTCATGTTGTGCAAGGTAGTTTGGGGGAAAATGTTATTCCAGAAGTTGATGCAGAGGATATTAGTTTAAGTTCTTTTAAAAAGGAAAAGACACTTGTTCCAGAAATATGGAAGAATGATAAACTTGATTCTAAGGTACGTTTGCGTCTATTAGATATAGCGGATGATTTTTGGGACACTATGAATATTACATGGGTTAAACCTGAAGGTTATATTTTAACAGGTTCTATATGTAATTTTAATTGGTCTGAATATTCTGATATTGATTTACACATTGTAGTAGATTTTAAGAAAGTTGATAAACGTGTAGAATTTGTTGAAGAGTATTTTAAATCTAAAAAGAATGCATGGAATAATGAGCATGAGTCACTAGAGATTTATGGTTATAAGGTAGAACTTTACGTAGAAGACATTGATGCTGAAACTGAATCAGGTGGTATCTATGATTTGGAAGGTAATGAATGGTTAAAAAAACCAAATCCAGATGATATAGAAGAAATAGGTTTAGAGAAATATGAAATCAAGTCTATGGCAGCTGATTTCATGACTCAGATAGATGACTTGTTAGATAATGCTAAATCTACCGATGATAAACATATCTTAGATAAAATTTCAGAAGAGGCTGAAGATTTATTATCAACAATTCAGGAAACAAGAAAAGAGGGACTTGAAGATGGTGAAATGGGTGTAGGTAATATTGTTTATAAAGTTTTACGTAGAACAGGCTATCTGGATAAATTATGGGATTTAATTGCTTCTTTGTATGACGATATTAATTCTTTGAATGAAGAGGTGGTTGCGGACGGAAATGCCGACCACAATCCATTTGCTGAACGTTGGAAACATGAACGTGATACACTTAAGAATTTTATTTTAAACAACGGTATCATTATGACAAGTAAGGAAAATGGTAAAACTTATAAAGTTTACAATATTCCTCAATTATCTAATCTAATAGGTTATAATTATGCTATATGTCTTGAGTTTGACCCTTATACAATGGAAGAGGGTTCAACCGTTTACATAAGAGCGTTAGATAAGTTTACACGACGTTTATTCCAAGCACAGTTTGATACCAGAGGTAGAGATAACAAAGGTGGAACAGCCGATGATGTTAGATAATATCTTTATTATCAATTATTTTTTATTTGATAAAGATATTTATATAAAAGAAACTCAAAAACTCAAATTTCAACTTAATAATTATATCGGCAGGGACTGTCGATTACACGGGTGGAGAGGGAGTAAGAACTGACCAATCGGAAAGCCATTCCCCCGTGAAGCCCGAAGCACAAAAATTTTAGTTGCGTGCAGTTCACATTAAAATAATCAATCAATTATTATATCAATTATGAATAAAAAGGTAAATGTCAATGACCAGCTTTCTCGAATGAAAGGTTTGATGAATTATGGTCTTCAGACAGAATCTAAGAATAATACATACTCTTCTGTTGAGTATCAGAAACTTGGTGCAGATGGAAATGTATATGGAATTATCAGAGAAGGTTCTAAGTATTACATTGAAACAGCACCAAACAAAAAGACTTTAGTTAAAGAGGATTTTAACTATATTGGTGGTTTTAAAAATAGAAAAGATAACGAGTACTCAAGCTTTGCTGCTGCACAGAAGAATTTTGACCTTAAATTAATGTCAATTCGTGAAGCATATTCAAATGGTAAGAATATTGTTATTGAATCTTGGAATCCTGACAAGAAAGAAAACCTTACTATTGAATCAACGGAGAAGATGCGCAAGGAGATTCTTCGTGAACGCCAGATTATGTATAATGCTGCTTGTATTAATGAATCTAAACCTCAATCTATGACTATGGAAAGTGATAACTCATGTGGTGTTTGTGGTTCAAAAGAATGCAAGGGTGAAGATGCTTCAAAATCAGCTGATGTTGAGGGTTATGAGAACTTAAAGGATGCTAATCCAAAGAATAGTTTCCGTAAATCTAAGCACCAAACAGGTAAGGCTAAAGATGCAAATGATTACAAGGCAGTTAAAGAATCTGCTGAACCTTTAGCTTGGCACAAGGAAGGTCAGGATGCAAAGGGCAATATGGCTGATACATATATGGATAAATCTCATGGAACTGAGGTTGGCAGTTCAGCACCTTTTGACGAGGAAACTGTTGAAGAGGGTGTTGCTATGCATGATGCTGAGAATCAGAATACACCTAATGTTGGAGTTAACAATGTTGGTGATTCTGCACCATTCGACAAAGAAACTAAGGTAAATGAAGGGCTTGATGAAATTCCTGATGAAAATCCTGAAAATTCTGAGGATGTTGAAGATAATGAAGTTGATACTGATTTAGAAAATACTGATGATGTCATGGACGATGCTGATGACACTATGGGCGATGAAGGTATAGAAGACGATACACTTGGTGACGAGGCTATTGATGCCGAGAATGACGAAGACGACTTCGAGGATGACGAAGATGAGTTTGATGAAGATGACTTATCTGCACGTGTAGAAGCAATGGAGGATACTCTTGAACAAATCGCACAGAAATTAGGTATTGATACTAACGACTTTGATACTGAGGAGTTTGAAGATGATGACGACTTATATTCAGATGATGATGAAACTGAGGATGAGTTTGGTGACGGTATTGAGGATGACGATTTCGATGATGAGGAAGACGAAATGCCTATGGAGTCAAAGAAGCGTAAAGGTTATCAGATTTTTGAAACAAGAGCATTCAAGAAAGCTAAACGTCGCATGAATGAAGGTGGTATGAAGCCTTTCTCTAATGCTAATCGTGTTCCTAATGGTAACATGAATGCACTTGATGAGTTTGGTAAGCATCCATGCTTCAGAAAGCAGCCAATGACTACACCAACTAAGAATCATCAAGAGTTTGACGGCTATTATGACATGAATGATGAGTCGGCTAAAAATGACACACCATACGCAACTAATATCGGTAGTGGTGCACCATTTGATTTAGATGTAAAGACAGTTGAAAATTCAATTGCAGAGTCAATTCGTAGAAACCTACGTAATTTAAAAAAAAAATCTAATCGAAAGTAGACCAACAAAACTAAAGGTGCCTGGTGGTATGGGTGCTGATTTAGGTCAGCAGCCAGCACCATCGCCTATTCCGCCACAGATGAATGAACCAAGTGGGTTTGATATGGGTAATGACCCTATGTCTGATGACGTTAACGGAGGTGATAATCCTACAGAGGATAATGATGACGCAAATGCGCCAGATTCTAATGGCGTTGATAACAAAGCGCAAAAGGCAGCTGGCGAGTTGAGCTATATTTTGCCAGATGCTTCAGAAGAAACTGTGGATTATGTCATGGGTATGTTAGCCCCAGCGGTAGGTAAAAATGATAATGTTGGTGACGATGACGTTGAAAAGTGGTCTGAGAAGATGAAGAGTGGTGATGATAAAAAGTCTGATGAAGATGAAAATAATGATAATGAGAATGAAGAAACACCAGAGGGTGATAATGAAGATATGGCAATGGAGTCAATAAATTATATAGATAATCTCATTTCTGAAACACTACAAGAATATTTCAATGTTAATGATAAGAGAGAAAATACACGTCCAGATAAAAAGTTAGATAAGACGTATATTGATGATGAAAATCCTTTTTCGTCACCATTTTAAAAAAATAGCACAATGTTAAGTGGTCTAAAGAGGAAGTTTGCGCTTCCTCTTTTTTTATATCACTAATTATATATTTATAATTAAAGTTTAAGTCTATTATGAGAGTTTATACTAAAATAAATGGAATATTGCACGAGGGTATCGCATTCTCTAAGAAAAATATTCAGATTAAAGAAGTAACTAATACAGGCGGTGTATCAGCCTCTATTAGTAATTCAGCAAAGACACCAACCGATGCTGTCAATAATGCTGCAAGTACTCTTAATCAGAATCACAATGTTAATAATGTATCGTTTCAACCTAATCAGGTTGACGGACAACAGAATACAAATTCAGGAGAGGGTCAACAGATTAATGTTGATGTGTCAAACAAAGCAGAAGCAGTTAAACAGGTTACAGATGCTGCTAAAGACCCATCTAAGAAAGATGCTAAGATAGTTGCTTACAATAGTAAAACATCACAGTTAAATACTATTGTTACTCCAAAAGGTTCAACACCTAATGGTAGTATGGAAAATTCGTCATATCGAAGAAATGGTAAATTAGTAGAAATGAGAAATAATTCTGTGCCTTTTAATAAAAAGGATTTGGATGAATTTTTAAAATTGTTGTAATGAGACGAATATATTTAACAGAAGATAAAATTAATGTTATTAAGGAAAGGGTTATAAGTAAATTACCATCTTTTTTATATAATGCACTTTCTTCTCATAAGACATCTTTAGGAAATAACGATGTATTTCCTTCTGATGATATATATCCATTTGATTATATTATAGCTAAAAAACGTTTTAATGAAGTTTCTGATACACTTCAAAAATATGGTTATGATATTAATGATATTAACGTATTATCAGATAAAGCTATTAAATGTTTATTGAAAATTAGAGATTTGGAAGAACCTTTACATAATCATTTAGAAAAAGTATGTCATAATATTGTTTGTGATTTATTCTCTATTCCTAAAAACTCTATTAATTTTTCGTTAAATATAGTAGATAAGGTTGCTTCAGAAAATGCAAGATTAACCCCTGAAGAGGATGATGAGGATAATAAATATGAGTTTGAAGATGTCTTAGAAAAAGATGAAATAGATAATGAAATATCTAAAAGAAGAGTTATTGATTCTTTAATTCAAGGCGCAAGTATTAGGTTATCTAATTTAAGTTTTATATCAGATGATTATTTTGATAATATTGATGAAGAGTTAATTACTCTATATAAAGAGTTAATGGATTTAGGTGATTATCTGGCATTTGTTAAAAACGATAAAATAATAGACGGTAATACAAATCAAGGCTCTTATGTATCTGTTAAATTAGGTGGAAAGTCAGAAAGACCTATTATAACAGTTCAAGCACTTAATTTCCCTTTACTTTTACGTGAAACTATACGTGGTGTCTTTGAACTCGTATCTTCACATGGTCTACCAAAAGATAGAAAGAAAGCAAATTATATTTTACGCAAAGCTGATTTTATCAAAGCTGAACCATGGGATATGCGACTTGGTGTTGGTTTATGGGATAGACTATATTCATTAATGAATGGATATGATACTGACGTAGTTCCTTTCATTTTTATGAAATTATGTGAAAATACACCTGAAGAGTTTAATAAAATTATGAAAGAAATTCTTACACCGACTAAACTTGGTAGAAGATATATTGATGACTTAACAAATTCTGTGTTACATAATATTGATTATCAAAGATTTAGAAAAGATATAGATACAAAACAGTCTGATAGTTATATTATAAATGATAGTTATTTTTCACCTGCTGAACTTGATACATTTAATATTGATAGTAAAGAAAACGAAAGCGGTATTATAGAAGATAATAAAGAAAATTAAATGTTATGATAGATATACAAACTATTGCTGAAGAATATGCAAGAAGTTATGCTGATAAGTCGAGGATTTATTTTATTGAAAAATACCTATCAACATTTAATGCGAATGTTGGTAAGAAGTCACAATTTCTATTATTTCCAAGACAGAAAGCATTCTTACAGAGTCTTGCTGACCATAAGGCTTCTATAGCTATTAAACACCGTCAGGCAGGTATTACTACTGTTTCTTCGGCATGGATATGTGCACAAATTGCGCTTGCTGATTCTGATAAACCAGAAACTATTTTGTGTATTGGTAACAAACTTGACCTTGCAAACCAATTGGTTACAAAGATTAGAGAGTTTTTGATGCAAGTTCCACGATGGTATTGGGGTGACGAATATTATTCTCCAGACCCAAAATCAGAGAAGAATAAAAAAGATATTTTCACAAAAAATAGTAAATCAGAATTACAATTATTCAATGGATGTTCTGTATACGCAAGGTCTTCTGGAGAAAATGCTGCACGTGGTATCTCAGCTGTTTCGATATTGATTTTTGACGAGGCAGCCTTTATTGAGAATGGTCCAGCCGTTTATTCTTCAGCGGTTGCTGCCACATCATCTTATGGTGATAAATCAAAGATAATAATGGTTTCAACACCTAATGGTAAAGATGAATTATATTACAATACTTATCGTCAAGCATTAAGTCATGAAAATAACTATAACGCAGTTGAATTTAAGTGGTATCAAGATTTGCGTTATAACAGACATTTGAAGTGGTATAAGAAAGATGCTGAAACTGGAGAGAAAAAGTGGATTGTAGAGGAAATATTAGATGATACAGGAAGAATAGAATATAACGAAGAAAGATGGCGCAAACTGGAACAAGAGGGTTGGCAACCAACTTCTCCTTGGTATGAAACAATGTGTCAATCTTTCAATAATGATTCCATGAAAATAGCCCAAGAGCTTGATGTGTCATTTCTTGGTTCTGCTAATAACGTTGTTGCAAGTGAATTTGTAGAATTACAGAACCGTATTAATGTTAGAGACCCCCTTCCAGATTTAAAAGACCCAATGGTTGATGATACTTGGTATTGGAAAGCACCTATTCCTGGTCATAGATATATATTAGGAATTGACCCATCACGAGGTGTGTCTGCCGATAGAACTGCTATAGAGGTTATAGATATGGATGGACGTGATGAAAACGGTCAACCAATCATAGAACAAGTAATGGAATATGTCGGAAAGAAGTTAGGCGACGATATTGGTTCTATGGCGGTTTATTATGCCAAGCAATATAATAATGCTTATGTTGTAGTAGATTGTACTGGTGGTCAAGGAGATGCTGCTATTTTAACAATGTTGAACCTTGGTTATACTAACCTACATTATGATGACTCTTCTCAGAAGACATACACAATGCAAAATCAATCTATGTCAGATGGTAATTATATGAATAGATTGCCTGGTTTTCACTTCCAAGGAAATAGATATCCTGTACTTGCTAACTTTGCAGGACTTGTTAGAAACAACGAATTTAAAATACGTTCTGCACGTGTTATTAATGAACTTGATACATGGATTTTTAAAGGCGAAACTGGACGTATGGACCACATGGAAGGTGCACATGATGACACAATTACATGTCTTGCAATGGCTCTATTTGTAATGCAGTTTTCTCTTAGTAAAATAGAAGCTGCTAAACGTAAAGACGAAGCAATATTAAGTTCTTATAGGATGACAAATGGAACTAATATTAGAAGACCAGCTATAAGATACAGTCAACCTGTTACACCTAAATCGGGTCTTCCTATGATGAATAGTAATTCTTTATCATCAAAACCGAATAAACATATAGGCGGAACTTATATGTGGTTATTTAGTGGTATGAAATAGATGAAACTATTTAGAAATCAACTAAAAATGTTATTTTTTAATAAAAATTTATATGGCTAATAAATTAACTGTTTTTCAACAATTAGATAAAGCTATAACTGGTAACTGGAATACACAGGACACAATGGCAAGGCATATCAATAACTATGATATGTCTGGTAATAGTGTTATATACCAAACCAACGATAAAGATAATTATGAGAAAGTAAAATTAGAATTACAACAGAATAAATATCTTGAAAATAGATGGGTTAAAGCTAACGTTGATTTAAATGTAAGTGCTTACTCAGGACTTAATAATGTTAAGTTGATGTATCGTGATGCAGATTTGATGGACTCATTTCCAGAGATAGGTGCTGCACTTGATATCGTTTCTGAGGAAAGCTGTTTACCGTCAGATACAGGAAATATAGTAAATGTGTATTCTAAATCAGATAGAGTGAAAAGTATTCTTGAAGATTTATTTACCAATAGATTAAACCTACAATTAACAGCACAAATGGTTATACGTGGTATGTGTAAATATGGTAATGATTACATGATGCTTGATATAGACCATAAATTAGGTGTTAAAGGATGGAAACGTTTACCAGTATTTAATGTTGAACGTATAGAAAACGGTATTACTAATCCATATTCAACAGGATATTCTACTGTTGCAGCTAACAATACAGATACCAATTCTGACATGTCTACTAAATTCGTTTGGTTAGATGATAGTCAATCACAAGTACCATTCAGAGATTGGCAGATAGCACATTTTAGATTATTGACAAATTCTATGTATCTTCCTTATGGAGTTTCTTATCTAAATTCAGCACGTAGACATTGGCGCATGCTTAGTTTAATGGAAGATATGATGCTTATTTATCGTCTTGAACGTTCTATCGAAAGACGTGTATATAAGATATTCGTTGGTGCTATTGATGATGCTGACGTACCTGCTTATGTTGAGGAAATTGCTAATAATTTCAAGAGAACACCTATCATAGACCCGATGACTGGTCAAGTTGATTTAAGAAAGAACATTTTGGCAACGGACCAAGATATCTTCATCCCTGTAAGAGACCAGAATGCACCAACTCCTATTGATACATTATCAGCAGCACAAAATTTAACAGCAATGGATGATATCAAGTTTGTTCAGAATAAAGTTCTAACAGCGTTAAGAATACCTAAGACATTCCTTAATTTTGAAGAGACTGCTGGTGACGGAAAGAACCTTGCTTTAATGGATATACGTTTCACGAGAACGGTTAATAGAGTTCAGCAGGCGTTCTTAATGGAGTTAACTAAGGTAGCATCTATTCACTTATTCCTACTTGGTTTTAGTGATGAGTTAACTAATTTCTCTCTTACAATGAATAATCCTTCAACTCAAGCAGAATCTCTTGAGATTGATAATATAGAGAAGAAGATTACTGCTGTTAGAGATGCTGTATCAGACCCTGGTGGTGGTATTCCTGTTATGTCTCAAGCAAAGGCATTAAAGACAATTATGAAGTGGTCCGATAAAGAAATTAAAGAAAACCTTGAAGAGATACGTCTTGAGAAAGGTATTTCTGCGGAACTCGAAAAGACAACCCAAATCATTAAACGTACTGGTTTGTTTGATACTGTTGATAGAATATACGGAGAACCAGGAGCAGAATACATGGATGACCAACCACAACAAGGCGGACCTGACGGTGGTATGGGCGGTGGCTCTATGGGTGGTGGAGGAGACTTCGGTGGAGGTCTTGATTCACTCGGTGCACCTGGTTCTGATGATATGGGTGATATCGGAGGAGAAGAAGGTTCAATGCCTACAGGAGATATGGGTGGTGATGCTGGTGCGCCTCCAGGAGGTGAAACACCAGGAAGTAGCGGTCCAGAAGCAGGCGGTGCCCCAATGGAATCTGTAAATAAGAAAAAACCTCTTATTACTGAAAATACATTAAAGGCTATGAAGAAAAATAGTGATAAAAAATTAGATACACTATTTGAAGAATATCTTAATTGTATTGATAGAAAGGAAAAGAAGGCTGAAGAGATTTCTTATGAAAGAGCAAATATCTATGATAAATCTTTATTGATTAATGAAGAATTTGATAAGATGATATCTTCTTTGGATGATTTAGTAAAGGATAACGAATAGTTTTTAAAAAGATGATGTTTTTATAGCATCATCTTTTTGTTTATTTATACTATTTATTTAGGTAAAACATGTTATACAAATGAAAAAATCAGAATACAATAAAAAGGTAGATAATTTTATAAAAATTATAAAGGAATCTTTAGATAAAAAGGATTTTGAAACTTATAATCATGCTGTGGAATTATTTGAAGATACTGTATCTGTAGCTTTGAAACAGCAGAAAATGGAAAATGAGTATAAAGGTAATAATTTTGGTATTTTAAATCATATTTTTGAAAGTGAACTTCCAGAATTATTTAAGAAAGATAGAAAACTGGTTGGACGTGTTATGCGTACCATTAAAGAAGATAAGAACTTACTTTCTCAATTCCAATTTTATAATGCTTTACGTGGTTATAATGGTGTTACAGACAGTACATCTTTTGTAAGAACTGCATTGAACCTCACTGAGGGTAAACTGGATAAAAAGACAATTAAAGAATCAAATGCGAAATTAGCTAAGATTTTGAAGGATAACGAAATATATCCTTCTGATAAATTATCTTCTGAAAAAAGACGTTTCTTTGAGAGTTGTAATACTTTATTAACTAAACGTGAGAACTTATCTAATATTAATAAATTGTCTGATAGTTTAATGACTGTTAGTAACTACATTAACGAACATCGTGCGACTAATCCAGATAAGATTGATTTGGATGAAATGTTTAATAACTTCAACAATACTTTTAAAGATAAACTTAATGAAGACGAAAGAAGCCTTGTTATGGATATAACTAATATACGTAATAAGGATGCTGATACCAAGCGTGAAAAGTTGTTAGATAAGTTTAAGAATGAAAGTTTAACGGAGATTGGTAAATTGTTATCAGTTACAGAGGATTCTGAAGAATTAGATAACTTAAAACACTTAGAGGAACAAATACAGGGAATGCAGTATTCTTCTGAAACAATAGTCCGTGATTTGGCTAAACTGATAGAAATTTGCGATGTTTTAAAAGATAAAGATTAATTCCTAATTTGACTTTCTTAATTTTTACTTTACCTTTTAATAAAGGGTTATTAACTGTTAGTATATATTTTAATAAAAACTAATAAAGTATTATTGATTTTATGACAAAAATATTACCTTTTATCTAAAGAAATTTATTAATGTTAAGAGCAATTAAAGTTAGATTATATCCGAATAAAAGGCAAGAACAAACACTTAACAAGGTGCTTGGATGCTATCGTTTTGTCTATAATCACATGCTTGCTCTTAAACAAAAAGAATATAATGATAATAAACAATCATTAGACCTTACAGAACTCTCCAAATACTTTCATGGAACACTGCTGAAAGATGAACAATATGCTTGGTTGAAAGAACAAAACACAAAGGTGATGAAACAATCAATACGTCAGATGTTATCAGCATATGATAAGTTCTTTAAACAGCACAATGGATTTCCAAAGTTCAAATCAAAGAAAGATAAACAATCAGCTTTGTTTCCATTGGAGGCAATATCAAGGGAGAATAAGTTCAATGATAGAAAGATTACATTAACGAAACCTTTAAAAGATATCAAATTCAGATGTTCAGACTTATACTTTAAGAGGTTGCAAACATACAAGGAAGGGATAAGAAGTGCTACCTTATCGAAGACCAAGAGTGGTAACTATTTCTTATCAATCCTTATTGAACTTCCACAAGAAGAGATAATTAAGTTTGGTCGGACTAATAAACATGTTGGTATTGACCTTGGAGTTAAGGATTTTGTAATTACAAGTGATGGAGAGGTATTTGAGAATAAACATTTCTTCAAGAAACAAGAAAATAAAATTGTAAAACTCCAACGGCAACTTTCAAAGAAACAGAAAGGTTCTAACAATAGGAATAGACAACGTGTTAGAATTGCAAAGACATTTGAGAGACTAACCAATCAAAAGATTGCTTATATACATAGTGTTGTGAATGAGTTATTAACTTATTATGACACTGTATTTATGGAAGACTTGAATGTTCAAGGAATGCTGAAGAATCACAAATTAGCAAAGGCAATTCAAGAAGTTGGGTTCTACAGATTCAAATCAGTATTACAGAGTAAAGCTCTTGTGAATGATAAGCAAGTTGTATTTATTGATAGGTTCTATCCAAGTTCAAAGACCTGTTCGTGTTGTGGTTATAAGAAACGAGATTTGAAGTTAAGTGATAGGTTTTGGACTTGCCCTAATTGCAGAGAATATCACGATAGAGATTTGAATGCAGCTGTTAATATCTTACACGAAGGTGAAAGATTAATAAGTTAAAAATAAGAAAAAATAGGTGTCCGTAGCACCGAATTTACGCTTGTGGACTATCCTCCTATGGATGACCGAACTTTATGTTCCTAAAAAGTAGTGATAGGTTGAAACAAGAAATGAAATATAATAAATAATAGATTTTATGTACGGTTAATGTTTATGAAGAAGATGGTCAAAGAAATTAAATTAAACGTTTCTAACAAGGTTACATTAAAATATGGTACAATGAATAGGGAAAGTCCAAAAGTTGTATACATTAATGGAAGAACATGGATTACTCCTATGTATGAGGGTAATTATAATGATGCAATGTCTTTTATTCTTAACAAATATAAAAAAGAATTTAAAAGTAGACTTTTAGCAACTGGAAAATTCGAGAGAGGAATGATTTTTGAATTTGATATAAATCCAAGTGCGATGAAGTACGGTCATAAGAAATTTCTTTCATTTGATATTTTTGCAAAGCAGGTAGATTGTGTTAATTTGAAAGATTTAAACAACGAACTTTCTGAATGCATTGGTAACGTATCTGATAACTTTGTAGAATGTTTAGAAAATAATGATTTTTCTGTTTCAAAATTAAAATAGATTATGACAAAAAGAATAGTTAGATTGTCTGAAAATAAATTACAGAGATTGGTTAAGAATGTAGTTAAAGAAGTTATTGAAAATGACGAAAAATTTGATGATGTTCTAAATAACTATGAACCATTCGGAGAAGATGATGACGACGAAGAAAAATTTAATGAAGAATAAAAAATAGCGAGATGTATTTGTCTCGCTATTTTTTTATGTTATGTGTTAGATATTTGACTTAAAGTATTTCTACCACCTTCAATAAATGCCGAAGCTAAGTCACCTCTTTGATGATAAACATCAAGAACTTTATTTATTAAAACTATTACTTTCTCTGGTGGCATTGATGAGTCATATTCTTTCAGATGTTTATAGATAGGCTCTAAACCATAATCGCTCCATGCATCAGAACCATCGGGAAGCTTCAACCAGTCATACAAACCCATTTCCTCAAGTTTATCAAATATATTATGTTCACCGATATCTGTAATATCCACACCATTTAATTCTGTTTCTCCTAATTCTTCAACACGGTAATTAAACTCTTCAGAAAGATATACATATGGATTAGCTTGTGTATGACCAGCTAAAATTGTATTATAATCTAACTGCATTGTATTTCTTAACAAAATACCTACCCACTGATAAAGAAGTTTTGTTGGGAAGTTAATAAATTGCCCATATTTAGTAAATTCTTGCAATGCTTGTTTGTAAGAATTTGCATCAATCAGCGGTGTCCATGACTGTACGCCATTAGGATTATCTAAGAAATTCTGAAATACATTTTCTACATCAAAATTTTCGGTATAATCGTAATACATATCTTCGAAAGTTCTTTCTTGCAAAATATGTTTAGAAAGATTAGATAATTGAATTTCAGTTAAAACAATTTTTTTCATAAATTACTCTGATAATATTTTATTGATTCTATTAATCTTTTCTGAAACAATCTTTTTATTGAGAGGATTATTATTTTTACTCTCAATATAAGTTTCTAATCCTTCAGGACCATCTGTAGAAATATATGCCATAGGTGTTGAAGGGTCTGAAACTACATCCCAGCAAATTAATTCAAAATCATCACCAACTATATATTGTCCGAGTTTTTCCTCAACAGAACCAACACCTCTTGATGATACACCAAGTTTATATCCGTTAAGCAACATATTTGCAATAGTATCACCAAAAGACGTACACATACCATGTCTACGGAAACCTTCAGTTATATTTAACTCCATTTTTCCTACAAGAGTATGACCTTCCCAATGTAATTCTATAATATTATGAGATATACGACCAAGGTCGATAGTACTTTCAGTAGGGTGATTACATTCTCCATACGCACGATGTTCCTCTATTTTTTTCTGATATATTTCTACTTGTTTCTTTAGTACTTTTTCTGGATAAATTCTTCCATTAGCATTCTTGATGTCATATTTTTGAAATACAGCATCTACAATGAAAGGATAAGGACAGTGCCATTCATTTCCATCTTTACTTTCATTAACTGTTTTTGTGAAATCTTTTTTATTTAATTGTACAAAACCATCTTGTTCTATTAATAGACCTGTTCCTGTTTTGTCTTTTTTAATTTCAACTAATTCTGTCTTCTTATTCATAATTTACATTATTTAATAATATAATAATAAATATTATAATCATCTCTTAATTTATTTGTTAATAATAGAATATTTATAATAGAACTTTTTTAAAATTTAACGTAAAAAGTAAAATATACATTAAAATTCACTTTAATTGTATGTAATACCTTACTTTACAGATATTTTTTAAAAAGATTGATATATTTATAATAAAAATAACGTATTAATTTCGTTTTGATAGAATGAAGAAAACTAATAACATTAGAGGCAAAGCTGTTAAAGACTCTTTAGAGAGTTATAACAATCTTGCACAAACTCTGAAAGAAAATACGGAAAATGCTGTGAAGGATATTCTTTCTGAAACAGTACGTGATACATACGCAAGAATCCTCGCTGAGGAAGATGAGGATGAGTATGATAAAGAGGAAGTGGAAGATACTGCAGCTCTGACAGCAGATGATGCTGAGGATGATTCTGATACTGAGGAAACTCAAGTTGAGGATGACACAGAAAGTTCTTCTGATACCGATGATGACGATACAACTGTAGATGTTACTGTAACACCAGAAGGTGATGGTGATGAGGTTGAGAACGGTACAGATGAAGATGGTGACGAATGGGCATCATTTGAAAAGTATAAGGTCGGAGATGATGAGTATGACTTCTCAGAAGCGGATGACGATGAAATCGTAAAAGTTTACAAATTGCTGTCTGACGATGACCAGGTTATGGTTAATAAGGGTGATGATAACAAGGTTAGTCTTAAAGATAATGAGACTGGCGCTGAATACCTTATTGACATGGGTGATGATTCTGGAGTAAATGAGTCAAATGAAACTATCTATGAACTTGCTTTAAATGAGTATGATTCACATGTAGGTTATACTGACAATTACCAGAAGAATGACGTACTTGATACTAAAGGTCTTCCTGTTGCAGACGAAAAGGATTCTAAAGATTGGGGTTCTAAGGGACTTAAATCTAAAGGTTCAGAGAAACCTTGGTCTGGTAAAAAGAATAGTAAACCAGAGAATCAGCCATTTGCAGAGGGTTGTAAAAAATCTAAAGAGGAAACAATTTTTGAAGTTTATGCTGATGATATTGAAGAAGCTACAAATGTAGGTGGATTCGTTCAGCAAAATTCTACTTCAAAATCTCATGTACCTAATTCAAGTGGTAGAAAAGCCCGTAACTCTGGTAAAGGTACTGTTGTACCACGTTACAGCGCAGAATCTGAATCTCGTGAAACTAACGAATCAATTATTCGTAAAGCTAATAAGATTTTCAACGAGAATAAAGAACTTAAGAAAACTCTTGTTAAGTTCAAGAAAGTTCTGCAGGAAGCAGCAGTTACAAATGTCAACCTTGGACAAATTATTAAGTTGATTTCTGAAAATACAACATCTCAAGATGAGAAAAAGGAAATCATTGCACGATTTGGCAAGGAGGCAAAAACAATCGAACAATCTAAGAACTTGTATGAGAATATTTCTCGTAACTTGAAAAAGGCTAACAAGATGAATATCACAGAGTCAGCTAATATCAGTGCAACAAGTTCTAAGCAGATTAATGAGACACCAATTTATAAGTCAGCAGACCTTTTGGAATCTCTTGATTTAATGCATAGATTAAGTAGAGTATAAAATCAAATATATAATCTGAGGATGATGAGTTATCCCATTGAGTTTTACTCATAAAGATTTAATCTTTTGATTATTTCAAACTCTATTCAAAGAAATAAATTAAATAATTATTAATAATTCATTTAACTGATGAAAGAATTTTTAACAAGCGGTCAGGTCGGCAATATCGAGCTGAACATGCAAAAGAAGATACGTGAAGACATTCAGAAGCGTTGGGACTCACTCGGCTTTACAGAGGGTCTTGAGGGTGCAATCAAAGAGAATGTTGCTACGTTGTATGAAAATGAGGCTAAACACCTTATTAGCGAGGCTACTGCTTCAGATAACTCTGGTTCATTTGAGACTGTAGTTTTCCCAATTATTCGTCGTGTATTCAGCAAGTTACTTGCTAACGATGTTGTATCAGTTCAGGCTATGAACCTCCCAGTAGGTAAGCTCTTCTTCTTGCTTCCTGTAACATCACAGAGAGAGTTCATGTACCCAGATGGTCAGCAACATGACCCAGCAGACATCGTTGATGGTACTACTGGTCGTCACACAGGTCTTATGGGCTATGACCGTGTTAATCGCAATAAAGAAGGTCGTGTTGAACCACGTTACTACTTACCAGATGAGGTTGTAAAAGATTTAGATAAAGAGAAGTGGTACGTACCACAGTTGGGTCAGGAACCAAAAGATGGTACTACTTATGCAAATGCACTTGCAGCAGCACAGGCAAAGAAACTTGGTGTTGAGGCACTTCGTCAGGCTGGTCCAGAGGTAACTGAATACTTCGAGAAGTCTCTTTATGACTTGTTCTACAATGACTTCCTATATGATAACTCTAAGGGTAAGGTAACACTTAAGGTTGGTAATGCACTTCCTGTAGTTCGTACTGCAGCAGGTATGCGTCCATTCACAGGTACAGACCTTAAAGATTATGAGAGAAGTGGTTTTGATGGTACAATCCGTAACGTCATTCTCCAGATTGACGGTTTCTCAGCATTCAACGCTGGTCGTTTAACTGGTCCTGATGGTAATGAAATGGATACAGAGGGCTTCCTTGCATCTCTTAAAGTTATCACAATGAAGGAGATTGCTTCTCAGCAGATTGCTGGTGGTAATGTACAGACTGCAGCTTTCAAGAAGTATGAGTCAGTTCCTTTCCGTGTAGCTACGCAGAAGTATGGTAAGGGTATTGTAGAGTACGGTTCACTCTGTGATGCAGAGGGTAAGATGTACATCGAGCTTGACCTTGCTAAGACATGTGCACAGCAGGCAGGTACAATTGATGGTTATGTAGGTGTTGATGCTGACCAGTTAACAGCTGCTGTAGACGCTACTAACGAGGAAACAACCAAGCAGAACATGGCTGCACTTTTCAAGGTAGCTTGGGCACAGTATGATTCACTCGAACTCGAGACTGAGATTGGTGAGGTTTCATTCAAGATGGATGCAGTTACTGTATCAGTTGAGGAGCGTAAACTCCGTGCAACATGGTCTCCAGAGTTGGCACAGGACGTTTCTGCATTCCACAATATTGATGCTGAGGCTGAGTTGACAGCTATTCTTTCAGAGCAGATTGCTGCTGAGATTGACCGTGAGATTCTTCGTGACCTCCGTAAGGGTGCACCTTGGCAGGCACGTTGGGATGTTAATGGTTGGAGACGTATGGCTGCATTCTCAACTAACTATACACAGAAAGACTGGAATCAGGAGTTGATGACTAAGGTAAATCAGATTTCTGCACAGATTCACAAGTCAACACTTCGTGGTGGTGCTAACTTTATCGTAGTTTCTTCTGAGATTTCTGCACTCTTCGACAACCTTGAGTACTTCCACGTTTCAGACGCAAGTGCTGAATCTGACCAGTACAACATGGGTATCGAGCGCATCGGTGCTTTGAGCGGTCGTTATCAGGTATATCGTGACCCATATGCACCTCACTGGAGTATCATAATCGGTCATAAGGGTAAGTCATTGCTTGACACTGGTTACATTTATGCACCATATGTACCAATGAGTTTAACGCCTACAATGTTTAACCCATTCAACTTTGCACCTGTTAAGGGTATCATGACCCGTTATGCTAAGAAGATGGTTAACAACCGTTACTACGGTCACATTCGTGTTGACGGTCTCGTACACTGGCCAATTTCTGAGTTCCGCTAAGCCGAAAGGTTTACGAAATATTAAGAGAGGAATTAAAAGTTCCTCTCTTTTTTTGTCTCTTTTATTTTTTATTTGTATCTTTGCATTTATGAAAAAGATTACTTTAACATCCGAACAAGAAAAAGAAATTTGTAATATATATACATCAACAAATCATGGTGTGAATTATATCGCAGATAAATTTCATATTGGAAAACTTAAAGTTAAAACTATTCTGTTGAATAATTCTATTCTTATGAAGAAAACAGGTAAACAAGGTGATAAAGAACAGGTAAGAAACACTTCTACTGTTTCGATTCATACTGGTGGAAGAAAGAAAAAAACAACAGAAGAATTTATTTCTGAAGCAATTTTTGTTCATGGAGATAAGTATGATTATTCGGAAACATGTTATAAGGATGCTAAAACAAAAGTTAAAATAATATGTAAGAATTGCGGTAATGTCTTATATCAACTTCCTAATAGCCATTTAGCTGGACATGGTTGTTCTTGTTATAGTAAGTTCTGTAAGACTTATGATACTGAATCATGGATTCAAGAAGCTAAGACAATTCATGGAGATAAGTATGATTACTCTAAAGTTAATTATGTTAACGCAAGAACAAAGATTGCTATAATTTGTAAAGAACATGGTCTTTTTTATCAGTTACCAATATTACATTTAAAAGGTCATGGATGTCCACTATGTAAGGTTGAGAATAATAAATCAAATGAAGTTGAAAAGAGTAAATTATCTTTATTAAAAAGAACAGATGATTTTATTAATCAAGCTAATATTATTCATAACGATAAGTATTCTTATGAAAATATTGGATATGTTAATAGAAGAAAATTAGTAAATATTGTTTGTCCTACACATGGTTTATTTACCCAAGACCCACGTAATCATTTGAGAGGTAGTGGTTGTCCTAAATGTGCTAATTTAGTTTCAAAAGCGGAAGATGAAATATATAATTTTTTGGTAGAACATTTAGATGTTAATATTATTAGACACGATAGGAAAGTACTTAATGGAAAAGAATTAGATATTTATATACCATCTTTAAATATTGCAATAGAATATAATGGTATTAGATGGCATTCCGAATTATGCGGTGTTGATAAGTCATATCATCTTGATAAATTGCGGAAATGTAATGATAAAGGTATTCATCTGATAACTATCTTTGAAGATGAGTTTATCAATAATAAAGATTTAGTTTTAAATAAAATATTACATATAGTTAAATGTAATAATTATTTTCCTAAAATTTATGGCAGGAGATGTTATATTAATGAAATTGATAAAGAATTAGCAGAAACGTTTTTAAATAACAATCATATACAAGGATTTGTTTCATCATCAATTTATTTAGGATGTTTCTTTAATGAGCAATTAGTTGGTGTTATGTCTTTTTTAAGAGAGAATAACAATACTTGGAATTTAACCAGATTTGCAAGTGATATTCAATATAATTGTTCTGGTATTGGTGGAAAGTTATTTAAATATTTTATTAAATCATATAACTCATCTGTTATTAAGACATTTGCTGATAGAAGGTGGACATTAACGTCCGACGGTAATTTATATACGTTACTTGGTTTTAAGTTGGATAAGATTCTACCACCAGATTATAGATATTATATGCCGTCAGTTAGTTCTACGAATAGATTACATAAATTCAATTTTAGAAAAAGTAAATTACATAAAAAATATGGTTTATCTTTATCATTAACAGAAAGTGAAATGACGAAAGAAATTGGTGCATATAAGATATGGGACTGCGGATTATTTAGGTATATATGGAAAAAGGAGGATTGACGGTCCTCCTTTGAACTTTTGCTACCGACAGAAATGTCGTGAGCAAACTCTAACGTGCTTATTAACAATATTTTATATTATCATAATTCCCAAACAATATCAAACCGTTTGGCAGCTTTTTCAGTTTCTTCTTTCTGTCTCTTCTCTTCTTCAGTTAGTTCACCACGCATCCTTCTATACAATTCTTCTTTAATACGTTTGTATTCTTCGTAACTAATATACATATCTTCTTAAAAACTATAAAACTATCTTTATTGTGAATTGTATCAATAGATAAAATATAACAAATGAAACTATCATGAACATGAATGCGGTTGGAGAAACCATGCATAAAATAAAATCTTTAATTTTTTTCATATCTATATTATGTATAATAATTTATTTGCAAAAGTAGATATTTTTTTTATTGTATGCAAATTAATTCAGTTAATTAATTAAAATTTACGTACTATTTTTACATATCCGTTTAATTTAAATGGAGTGACGAAATCCCAATCTTCGATATAGTTACTATCGACTGGTTTACCACCATTATGAGTAAACAGTGTGATATGTTTTATTTGGTTAAGTGACGGACACTCAGTTTTTACACTAACAGCACATGCTTTATTGCTTAATCCTATTTTATTGACAATTATCTCGTATTCTTCTCCTTCATGTTCTTGTGCCCACTCTAAAAGACCTTGAGTTATATTATTTTTAAAAGCAATTGTCATGTGATGACAGAATAATTTAGCGTCTTTGATTGCGCAATTTCCTATTACACTTTCTGTAATCTTTAACAGTCTATCTTTTGATTTATCGTCAAGTAATAAACCAATATATAATATATTATGTTCGGATATTTCTATTATAATATTTTTAATAATACTTTCTGTTAAACTTTTCATAATAATTTATTGAATTTTTCTTTTTCTTCAGAAGTGCATATATCATAGAATTTTTGGTAATTTATTTGTAAGGTAAATTTGGTTACATCTTTAAATTCTTTAAACATCTTACCATAATATTTCTTGAACAACATATAACCTTTTTTATCAACTTTATCAAATATCGCTATGTCACCACTTTTTCTATTGATGATGTAATCACCTTCTTTAAACTTTATTTTCTCCATTTTGATTAAATAGGCATGTTTTACCCATTAAATAAATATTTATTAGTAATAATAATTATTATAAACAACATATATATAATGGCTTTAAATTATTGGGCATATAGAGAGAGTAATCTGCTTAATCCTTTTTCTTTTGGTTGTGGTTGCGGTGGTAATCATAACACTGATGATAGACAGGATAAAGAGATTGGTGACTTGAACGGAAAGTTCGGTCAAGTGGAAACTGCCATTACGGCAACGATTGAATCTGTTAATAATAATACTAATAAGATTGCTGATTTAGGCGAAAAGGTACAGCATAATACCAATGATATTGATTCTATAAAAGAAAAAATAGATGCACTTGCAGGTGAGGGTAAATTATCTGATACTATTTCTGAATTGTCAAAGAAAGTAGACGGATTCCCTGACAAGTATTATACCAAAGAAGAAAGTGATGGTAAGTATGCGCCACTTGAATCTGTAAAAACAATTAATGATGTTGTAAATGGTATTTACGATGTTATTGATGATATTAATCAGAATGTTTGCACATTTGGTGATTTAAAAGATACTGTTGCTAAGAATAGCAAGGGTATTATAGATTTATTCTCTGATAAGGCAGATAAGTTGGCTCTATCAGAAGAGATTGAACGTGCAAAAGGTGCAGAGAAAGTAAATGCAGATGCACTTCAGGAAGAAATAACAAGAGCGACTACTAAAGAAAATGAACTTAAGGGTAGTATTGATACTCTTTCTGCAACGGTAGACACCAAAGAGAAAGGACTAAGTGATAGAATAGATGCACTTGGCAATGATGTTACATCTCGTTTTGTTGATACTGAAGGTAAAATACAGGCACAGAAAGAAAATATTGATAATGAGAAGTCAGTACGTAAAGAGGAAGATGATAAACTCAAAACTCTTATTGATGCTAATTCCGAAGATTTACGTGGTGTACATACTGAGTTAACACGATTGGATAACGTAAAAGCCAATAAAACTGATATTGAAGATTCTTTACGTAATCTTAATAGAGGTATAGATGATAAGAATAATGAGTTATCAGCTAAAATTAGTGGTAATACAGTAAATATAGATGTTCAAAGACAACAGCTTAACGCATTAAAAGTAGTTGTAGATGGTAAACTTGATAAAAGTGAATTTGCCAACTACAGTGGTGCAACAGAAGTAACTTTGAATACTTTAAACCGCAATAAAGCTGATTTAACGGCTTTAACTGAGGCTAATGATACAATAGCTGCATTAAGGAATGATGTCGCTACTAAAGCCTCTAAAGACAATCTTGATAATACAAATACAAGAGTTGACGCTTTAGAAAACTTATCACCTACATTATTAACCAAGACGGAAGCAGCTAATAAGTATATGCCTTTACTTAGCGGTGCAACTCGTGACGAAGTTACTGCTGTTGATAATAAAGTTGGTGTTTTAAATGATAAACTTGCTGGCAAAGTAGATGAATCACAACTTGATGAGAAACTTAGTCCTCTGACATCTTTATTGAAAGATAAATGGAAATCTAACATTAAAGCTAAAGAACTAAATGTGGACGACCTCGTTCGTGATATTAATAAACTTGATGGGGATAAAGCTAACAAAGAAGATGTTTATTCTAAACCAGAAGTTGAAGCTAAATTACTTCAATTGAAAAATGATTTAAAACGAGAGTATGAAGCTAAACTTCTTGAAGCAACTGAGAAAATTACCAAGTTGACAAAGGATATTGGTTATATATCAGAGTTGAAGAATGTTGAAACAGGTATTGCTAATTACGATAATTCTGGTAATGGTATTCTTGACGTACTTCACAAACGTATGCATGAAGCATTCGCTAATTATGATTTCCAAAATGAGTTAGTAAATTTAATTCATAAGATGGACGAAAGAATTAAAAATTTAGAAAATAGATAAATATTTAATATATGGCTAAAAGAAAAATTAATCCGTTAATAGCGTATGGTTATCGAGAACAGGACGAATTTAAGGGACTAAGTATCGGTGGCGGTAATTGCTCTTGCACGGGAAGTAAAGATTACACTGCAGATATAAACAGTATTAAATCTAAAAATACTGAACAAGATAATAAAGAACAGGCTTTAGAAAATAAGAATCAGCAACAGGATGCAGCTATTGCAGCTTTAAGCGCAAGTACTGCTTCTACTATCTCTTTAATAGATGGTATTGCACCTACTGGCGTATCTAAACGTTATGTTGTAAAACAAGGCGGAAACGAGATAGGTAATATTGATATCCCTACTAATAATGTCATTCAATCTGCCTCTTACAATCCAGCTACTAAGAAAATTACATTCGTTGTTACTGGTGGAAGTAATTTAGAAGTTGACGTACAAGATATGGTAGGTGATGTGGTTCAAAAATCTGTTTATGATACTAAGGTTCAGGAACTTAATAATGATATTCAAAAATTAAAAGATGTCGTAGATGACTTAAAAGACACTTTGGATATTGAGGGAAAACCTGAAAAAGATACTTATTAATAACAAATAAATAATTTATTATAATATTATGGCTTTAAACAAACACATTCAATTATTCAGAAACTTAACACCTTCTAATACAAGAGCAGAAGCTATTGCTAAGTTAGATGAATTTGCAACTAATAAGACGGTTAAGGATGGTGTTCCTGTCCTTGGACGATATAAAGAGGGTGCGGAGGTAAAAACTCTTTTGGCACTTTTCCACACTACAGATGAGAAATCATCTTATACACTTTTAACAGACGGTTCTGCAGGTTCTGTAACCGATTTAGCATTAAATGAATTGAAGGCTAAATTAGGTGATGGTTTCTCTGCAACTGATACTGTAGCGAAGGCTATTGCTGCACTTAAAGGTGATACCGCTAATGATACCAAGGATAGTGAGTCTGTATTAGGTGCTAAAAAATATGCTGATAATGCAGTTTCAGAGTTGAAGGGTGCAGCTACTAAGACTGTAAAGGAGTTAGAAGATGAACTTGCAACTTTAAATGGTGACGACTCTACCACTGGTTCTGTTGACAAGAAGATTAAAGATGCAACTACAGGTATGACACTTGCTGAAGTATCTGAAGAGGGTTCTATTATCACATCTGTAGCACAGGCAAATGGTAAGGTATCAGCAGTAAAAACCCCTGTTAAAGATGTTAAACTGAAAGGTTTTACTAAAGGTACAGAAGAAGGTGCAATTTCAGAAGATGACACCATTGCACAGGCATTGTCTAAGATTGAGAATAATGCTGCTAAAGCAAGAGTTAGTATTAAGGCAGACGATAAGATTCTTGCTAAAGATGAAAATAATGCGTTATACGCTTCTGTAACTATTTCTGCAGTAACCCCAACAGATACAACTGTTAAGGAAGAATATACTATTGTTGGTAAAGGTGGCGCTGACCTTGCAGAAGGAAAGCATATTAAAATATACAAAGATAGTTCTTTAAAATCTCTTGAACTTGTAGCTGAAAATGATGCGCATAAATCTGGTCAGTTCTTAAAATATGTTTATGTTGATGTTAATGGTAAAGACCAGACTGTATATGTTGATTGTTCAACACTTTTGGCACAATCAGAGTTTAAATCAGGTCTTCAGGTTAGTGAAGCTGGAGAAGTATCTGTTAAATTGGCTACTGACTCAGAAGAATACCTTACTGTAGACGAGAATGGTCTTAAGTTAACAGGTGTAAAGACTGCAATTGAAAATGCTAAGAAAAATGCAGCTGTAACCGTTTCTGCTGATACTAATCAACATGTATCTGTAGTAGAAAGTGCTGGAGCTGATGGTGGTAAAGTATTTACTGTATCTGATAATGTTGCTGGTGATAATGTTAAATTGAAAGGCTTTACAGCCGATACAAAGGGCTTCACTGGTATAACAGAAAATAGTACTGTAACTCAGGCTGTTAAAAACATAGAGGAAGAAATCATTAAGAATGAGGAAGTAGTTGCTGCTTCTTTGAATGATTTAAAAGATACTAAACTTGATAAGATTCTTTTGAATGATGCAGAAGTATCTGTAACTAAAAATTCTGATAAGATTTCAACCGCTAAATTAGTAATTGATGGTAGTACTATTACATTGAAGAATTATGCAACAGCAACTGCTTCAGAACCTGCTGAGGGTGATACTATCAATACTGCTATTGCTAAACTTTACGCAACAATAGACGGTAAGAGTTCTTCTGTAAAGGCTGGAGATGGTATCAAGGTTGCTACTGATGACCCTTCTAAGGTTTCTGTAAAAGCAGCTGATGCAATTACAGAAGAGAATATTGCTAACTTTGGTTTTGCTGCTGACGGAACACTGATTTTAAAGAGTATTGACGGAGGTACTTATTAATTTTAATAAATAAATTAAAGAGCTGTGCTTCTTTATGGCACGGCTCTTTTAGTTAAGTAATCTTTATTAAGTATGAGAAATGTTTATATTTTATAGAGATTAAATTAAATAAAACGATTATGGGAAAGATTCTTCATTTAAAATCAAAAGATACCAACACAGCTGCTGGCGGAGTTGTTACTCCTAAATTACCAGATTCTTCAGTAATGGATTATGGAGAGATTGCTGTTAACTATGCCGACGGATATGAAACTTTAAGTATAAAAAACAGTGCTGATAAAGTAGTTTCATTTTCATCTACAGACCATTTAATTAAATATGCTGATTCATTAGTAGGTGACGAGAGTGCATTAGCTAAAAGAGTAAAGGCTTTAGAAGAAAAATTAGTTGGTCTTGATGAAGCACTTAAGAAGATAGTAGGAAAGGATGAGTAATGGTAAAATTAGCGAAACTTTTCACTTGGATTGTAGATAATGTAGAGAAGGATAAGTTAATACATAAAGAAGTCGGTTCTTTAGTGTTTTTTTTAACCTGTATTGCGTTATTAGTATTGGGTATTAATATTTATACTTCTGTAGCAATATCAACGCTTATAACGGCTTTATTTGCGTTTGGCAAAGAGTATTGGTTTGACCCAAGGTATTTTAAAGGAAATGTACCAGATATAAAGGACGCATTATGGACTATGTACGGTGCTATAGAAATGATTATTATAATCTTATTAATGAAAATATTTTTACATTAGAATATTAACTAAAAAAAATACAGCATATATTTTTATGCTGTATTTTTTATGCTTCTGTTGTTAAATAATTCCTTAGAGGAAAATCTCCATCAGTACATTTTATAACGGCTAAACCTGATTGTGTCCACCAGTTAGTAGCTTTTTTAATCTTTTTCCATTCCTCTTTAGTACCGTTATAGATAACATCGGTTAATTTTGGATGTGCATAGAATATACCTTGTCTTAAGATTTCTTTAACCGAGTGTGGTATTACTATTTTTTCTAATTTCTGGCAGGCATGAACGACACCCTGTGATATAGTTTCAACTCCTTCTGGAATAATCAATTCTGTTATATTATTACATCCACCAAATGTATATTGTCCAATAAATGTTACTGTATTGGGTATTGTGATGTTTGTTAATGATGCACAATTATTAAAGATTCTATCTTCTAATCTTGTAACACTATTAGGAATATTAGCATTTTGTAATTTAGTACATCCGTCAAATGCACTATTACCAATATAATTTACCGAATCTGGTATTGTGATTGAAGTTAAACTTTGACATCTGTAAAAAGTATTAGGTTCGATACGTGTTACCTGACTTGGTATATTGCACGATTGAAGTTTTACACAACCATTAAAACAAGAACTCCCTAATTGTTTTAAATTTTCTGGTAATGTGATACTGGTTAGAGAACCGCATTCTTGAAAACAACTATTTCCAATAGTAGTTACATTTTGCGGAATAGTAATGTTTGTGAGTAACGTGTCACCCCAAAAAATATTAATTCCCATAGTAACTAATGTTAATGGGAGAGTAACTTCTGTTAAAGATTTGCAATTAAAAAATAAATTATTTTCAAGTTTTGTTACACCTTCTGGGATTATAATATTCTGTAAATTGGTACATTCTCTAAATGTTGAATCACCAAACGCCTGTACACTATTAGGTAAAGTTATAGAAGATAATGCTGTACACCCATAAAAAGTCGAATTACCTATATTTGTTAGATTTTGAGATAATTGTATATCATTTAATTTTGTGCAATTCGTAAAAGCATTACTACCCATACTTATAACAGTATCTGGTACTTTAATTGAAGTTAGACTGGCACAATTTTGAAATAACATATATGATAAACTTGTAATTCCGTTTGGTAAGTTTATTTCTCTAAGTTTTGTACAGAATCTAAAAGCGCCATCTATTATACTCATAACAGCATGTTCTGGAAATGTTACTCTTTCTAAATTCAAGCAATATGCAAACGCCCCATTACCTAATGTGGTTAAAGTATCTGGAATTTTAATTTCCGTCATAACTTGGTTATAAGCAAATGCTTCTCTACCAATATAAGTTAAATTATCTGGTAATGTTATATTACCAAGTTTTCTACAATTACTAAAAGCACTATCACCAATTCTTGTAACCATTGATGGAAATTCAAAATTAGTAAATTCTCTGTTATTTGCAAAAGTATAACTACCTATTTCTTTTATATTTGTAGGTAGTGTTATTCTTGGAAGTTTACGACAATTATTAAATGCCCCCCACCCAATATATTCCAAACTTTGCGGTAGATTGATTTGTTCTAAATTTGAACAACTATTAAAAGCATCACTACCTATTTGTTTAACACCCTCTGAAATAGTAACAGACGTAAGAGACCTATTATTAAAGAAAGCTCTCTCACCGATACTTTTGACTGATGAGGGGACATTTATACTTGAAAATTTAGCATTTGGAAAAGCGTAATCACCTATTTTTGTAATATTATCTGAAATATTAAAGTTTGTAAAATATTCATTACCAGTATCTCTTTCCGTGATTAATTTCTCTAAATCTGTATGATATAGAGTAAAATTTTCACCGCAACGTCCACCAAGCCCATTAATAATCGTTTTAAGATTATGTTTAATGAGTTTTAGTTCTATTAATCTTTCAGCTATTGACATGATAATATTTATATATACTTGTTATTTAAGTCATCAACAATTTTAAAATGTAATGAATCGTGATGAATAATTGTTTGCATACCGTAATTAACTTTGATGTCAACATAATAATTTTGCGGAATCAACATATTAGTATTTACTAATACATAATTTTCGGTATTTGTTTTATTTACATTTTCAAATGGTATTATATCAAGTTCTCTTTCACCGTCTTTGGTATATAAGCGCCATTGCATTCCATCTATTAATGCACTGTCCGCTTTCTTATAATCAACTTTAGCAACGATTACTAATTTTCTTACGTCACCTCTTTTAATTTTCTCATTAGCTTTTATACCGCTAAGAGAGGGTGTGAAGTTTTGTGATTCTGTTATACTTGAACCAATGTTAAAATATGAACGTGGATTTTTTGTAGTAAAATCAAGTTCAACTGCATCAAATTCAGTTCCTTGATATACAATATTATTCCATGTATCATAGAACATAGTATCTGCTTCGTATTTCTCTTTTGGTAAATTAAGTTCAATATAATAAACACCATTACTATATTGTTTACTTTCTATATTTTCACATAGTTTACCAGATTTATCTGTAATAACTTCTTCGTTACTATTCTTTATTGTTACGGTTGGTCTTTTATCTAAATTAGTTAAGGTTCCGCCCATAGAACAATAAAGGTATAATTTATTGTTTTTATTTAAAACAAAGTTAGACCTATCATCAGAAATATAATCATTATATACTGTTTCTATAAATGGTTCAAAGAATGTATTCGTTTTGTCAGTCAAGAAACCTACATATTCTTCTGTGGTTGATTTTGCAAAACCAGTATTCTCCCCAGTTCTTTCAAGTTGTGGTGAGAACGCTATACCGATACCATTATTTTCTATTTCACCATCTATCATTTGATTTATAACATTTGTTACATCGAGCGAAATGTTTTCATTACCAATATCGAAATGCTGTCTACCGATTATTATGCTACTTCCAGCAATAGTTCCGAATTTATCATATTCTTTTGAGAAAGTTTCATTACTGTACACACCTTCCTCATCCCATTTGACACCATTTCTTGCCTGATACCAATTACAACCATCTGTTGATATTAATCTATCAGGGTCTGTTTGTTTTCCACTATAGAAATCAATATTAAAAGAACTTGTAGAATAATCAAAACCTTTACCTCTATCCCATTTTTTAGGAATTAAGAAAAAGATGATATCGAAAGAAGTAGCACGATGTCTATTACAGTCATGAATTGTACTTGTTTCTTTGTTATGAAGTTGTGTGAAATCAATAGACCCAGCATTAGTAATGCGTAAGATATGTTTCATTTTACTTCTATCTGGCATAATTCCATCTTTAATAAGATGAGATATATTATCAATGTCGAAGTAACATAAAATACGTGTTGTACTTAATCCGTAACATAATTCTGCAATAGGATTAAGCCCTGTATTATATTTTTTACCTTTAATTATGGTATTGAATTTGGATAAATATGTACGTTCTAACATTGTTTTTAAGCGTTTAATATATAAATAGTTTATGAAATACGAATATCTTGAGAGATGATTTCGTTGATAGAGTAATCTTTTAGTTTATTTATAGCACCTGCCCAGTCACCACACTGTTCCATACCAGCCCAAGGATGAACATGACGTAAAATAGATTCACGCATAATTTCTAATAACTCCATCAGTTTATCACCTTTAACTGCTGGATGTAACGAAGACATGAGATTTGAAAGATTCTTATCTTCTATTAATTTCTCATTATCATGGATATATATGCTTGCATCATTATCTTTGTTACTTACTAAATTAATTTTATCAGCAACTACATTGACAATACTATTAGCATGTTGAGGTGTTCCTGTTTTTGTATCATATCCACTAACAAGATTCTTTTTATACTTTAATTGAATATATGTTGGGTCTATTGAGTTAAATATGATATTACCAAATTTAGAGGGGTCATCATCATTAACTGGTTTTTGTCTTATACCAGCACGCAAATCAACTTCACTTGTTTCTGTATCTTTATCAAATTTTAATACTATATCTTCTTGTCCACGTCCTACTACCGCAACATCATTAGGTTCAGGGAAAGAACCTTTAGTGTAATTATCATTAGTTATTTTCTTTAAAGGTCTACTTACATTCTCTTGAGTTAAACTTAACGCTTTAGCCTTAGTATTGCTTAATTCAAAATCCTGTGGTTGGGATATAATTGGACCTATATAATATCTCTGACTACCAGTATTACCTATTTCAGTAAGAAAAATTAATACATATTCACCTACCTTTGGAACTGACTGAAAAACTTTGGGAAGTAAAGGAAATGCCCATGGAACGATACCAAGTGTATTATCAGAAGTAGTACGTGCTTTTACACGTAGACCATCAGAACCATTAGGAGTGGTTCTGTCTTCAACTTCCTCAACTTTACCTAAAAGAAACATTGTTGTATTCATACTATAAATTCTTTTCGTACGTTATCTAATTCTTCAGTCAATTTGATATATTCTTCATCAAGTTCAGATAATTCATTTATTAATTTTATCACTTTTGATTTTTTATTTTCATATTCATTTTCAAGTGATTTAATTTTCAATTTTATTTCTTCGTTAGATAATTTCATAACCATTTATTTTTTAAGATATTAATCCATAACCAGGACTTGCATTTGTATTTACACCTTCCACTACTACAGGACCACCAGCATTAGCACCAGCACCTGTGAAACTAACTCCACCTGGCACATTTGATGTTTGTATTTTTGCGTCTTCATGGAAAGTTCTAACTATTTCTTTCCATCGTGCATATTCAACGCCTATCGTTAAATTTGGGCTACCGTCTGGCATGTCACCAATTGGTATACCCATTTTATTTAAGTCTTCTATAACATTTGCTGTAGAATTAATTACAGATAGACCTTTTCTTTTTGCAATAGCACATACTATTAAAATGCTTGATATTTCAGGTGCAGGTTTTCTAATTCTTTCAAAGAAACCTTTTATAGTATTACATATTTGTTCAATACCGTACATAAAATTCTAATTAAATCTATTATTTAAGTATATTTATTTCTTGCTTCAGCCTATCACTACTTTTTAGTACATTGCATTTTACTACAATCAGTCATCCATAGTTGGATAGTCCACAAGCGTAAATTCGGTAGAACGGCTACCTACTCTTATTTTATTTATTTTAACTACAAAGAACTCTTTGTCCTTCAATTAAGATATTTCTTGCAGCATTTAAATCTCTGTCGTGATTTGTGTTACATTCTGGACAAACCCAAAATCTATCACTTAATCTCAAATCTTTTTTCTTGTAACCGCAACACGAACAAGTCTTTGAACTTGGATAGAACCTATCAATAAATACCACTTGTTTGTCATTTGCAAGAGCTTTACTCTGTAATACTGACTTGAATCTGTAGAATCCTACTTCTTGTATTGGTTTTGCTATACTATGATTTTTCAGCATTCCACTTACATTCAAATCCTCCATATAGATGATATCGTAATACGCAAGCAACTCATTCACGACAGAATGTATATAATTTTCTTTTTGGCTTATTATTCGTTCAAACACTTTTGCTAACCTTATTAGTTGTTTGTTTTGGTTATTTGAACCTTTCTTCTTCTTGGATAGTTGTCGTTGAAGTCTCTTTAACTTCTGTTCTTCTTTTTTAAAGAAGTGTTTGTTTCCAAACACCTCACCATCAGAAGTTATAACAAAATCTTTTACACCAAGGTCAATACCAATTTGATTATTTGTTTTCTTAAACTTAATGAGTTCATGTTGAGGTGTATCCATAAGAATTGATAAGAAGTAATTACCGCTCTTGGTTTTCGTTAAAGTAGCACTCCTTATTTTATCCTTATATGTTTGTAGTCGTTTAAAATACAAATCCGAACATCTGAACTTGATATTTTTGAGTGATTTTACTAAACTTATATGCTTTGTTTCAAATGTATTCCTTTTTGAAATTGTTTCAAGTGGAAATAATAGTGATTGTTTATCCTTCTTACTTTTGAACTTAGGAAAACCCTTATGCAATTTGAAGAAATTTTCATACGCTGTTAACATATGACGTATGGCTTGTTTCACTACTTTTGTGTTCTGTTTCTTCAACCAGCTATATTTCTCGTCTTTACGTAAAGTTCCAAAAAAATATTTTGATAATTCACGTAGACCCAAATTTGTTTTATTTAATTTATAAGCTTCTTGTTTAAGAGCAAGTGTTTGATTATAAACAACACGATAGCTTCCAAGCAACTCGTTGATTGCTTGTTCTTGTTGTGTATTTGGATATAATCTTACTTTAATTGCTCTTAACATAATACTTTTTATTTTGTATTATAGCTTATTCTTTTTTGTGTTCTACACTTCTTTGTCCGAAGAATTTTCCACAGAAACTTGATGTATCTAAATCATTGATAACAATAATTTCACACCCATATACTTTTACTAATTAACAATTGTTAGTTGTAGGTTGGTCATTTATAGTTTCACTCTTATCAATATCAGCATAATCCACGTTTCCAGTAGAAGTATTTTCAAATTGATTTTTAAACCAAGGAAGATTTAGGCTAAAACTACATTCCTTCATTATTTGCATCATTAAATCTCTATAATAGCCAAGAGTTTCCTGTAACAACATATCTTCCATTAATTTAACAATAGGAGATAGTTTCTCTAATAACAATTTTAATAACTCTTGTAATATAGCATCTTTAACTTCCTTTACAATAGCAACTATTAGTGAACGCATTGAATTTATTATATCTTGAAAAGATATCAAGCCTATATCACTTCCCATTATTTTCTTATTCACCATAATTACCATTAAAACTTTTGGTGTTAAAAGTGAATTTACAAGACTTGTTATTAGATTTTCTATTAAATTATTAACGAAGTTAAATTCAACTTTGGGTCTATTGACGGGTTTTTCTGACTCGGAAATAGTTACTGTTGCTTTAGTTATAATTCGTTTAAGCAAATCTCTTTGTTCGTGAAGTGTCGCATTGTTATCAAATTTATCAATAAGTTCTTTTACTTCGGTAAAGTCGCCATATTTTATTTGATTATCTCTAAATGATGCATGGTTATGATATGCTTCTTCTGAACGTTGTAACATAGCGTCGTATGTATCATTAGAAAAAGAGTAGTAACAATCCTTTAACTCAGTATCATCAGACTCTATTATCTCTTTAATAACTTGAGTAATCTTTTCAAGTTCTAATTTCTTTTCAAAACTTAATTTAACCGACCCACCAAATTTTGCACCTAAAGTACTTTCTAAAAGATTTGTAATTATATTTTTTGCATCGAAAAGTTTCATACCCATAACCCAATCATAGTTAAACTCATAGATTGTTAGACCTTTGTACACTTCCTGTAAATAAGGAAGAATATCTTGGTTAGGGTTTTTAGTATTTATAACTTTATATTCACCTGTGGACTTATTGATACTTATACCTATCTTTTGAGGATTTCTATCTAAGCAGTATTCTACTGTACTATTTTGCTTAATAGAATCACTATCAACTTTAATTGTCTTAATAAAAAGTTTACCATCAGAAATATTTGGTACTTTAGTATTTTTTTTATCTCCATTTACAGGTGATGGGCTAATTACGAAATAAATATTATATTTACTATCTTTATCTAACTTATAATATTTGTTATGAAATGCTTTAATATTTAATTTCTTTACAAGCGATTCATTTTGGCTATTTCCTGCTGAAAAAATTTCTACTGTAGTTGGATATGGTGTACCATTGGTAACTTCTATCCAATTATAAGCTACTACTGGTGTACTTGTTCTTAGTCCATTAGTTATTTTTTCATATTTCTCAGCTGATTTTATCTTTGTTATTTCTGTAACTTCTTTTTTAATTTTTTCAAATTTACCAGGATGGATAGAGTACTTACCATCTTTATCTGGTTCCCCTTTTTCGTTAAATAATATACGTTGGAATCTCCAAATTGGTTCTCCTTTTTCGGGTACATGTAAAAGAGGACGTGGAAGTATAGTTAAACGTATTTGATTATCTACAATACCATTAATTTGTCCTACACTTGAAGATTGGTCAAAGAACTGTAAATTACATATTGGTTTTTCCTGTGCGTAATTTCTACTGTCCGTTAATTTTTTCTTTCCAGTAAAAGCATCTAAACCTAAATTCTGATAGAAGTATCTCTTTGGATTAACATACCAATTAGCACTTGTCCAATCATCTGATACTGGAACAATTTCACTTCTTGAAATATATTTAGTTCCTAATTTTTGACTTTCTTCTGGATTTGTGCTTGTGATATTATTAACATCTGTTGTATATTTAACAGATTCTTCTGCGGTAACGCATAAACTTATAACACTTCCATATTTACCATTTTTCTTTTGTACGAAAGTATTACCAGGCATAATGCATGTAGTTTGTCCTGTAACCGATAATGGTTCTGGATAATCTATTACAATATCTTGGAATAAAGATGTTACACCTGTGTTAATATTATTTTTAGTATCTCTATACCCTATTTTAATTGGGTCTATAGTATTATTTAAAGTAAGATTTTCTTTATATCTACTTTTAAACCAAGTGTCAAGATTCTCATCGTTAACAATTGAAGGACTTGGAAATTTAGCTTTATGTATTACAAACCATAGGAATGCATCAAAATCATTAGCTCTTGCTAATTGATAAGCATTAGTAGTCGCTTCTGGGTTAATACCAAAATATAGATTTTTTCCTTCACCAAATGGGGATTTAGATAACTTTCCTATAAGGTCAATAGATTCTACACCTATGTCTATACCTCTTCTATTCGTTTCTGTTGCGTTTTCTCCTCTTGGGTTATACTTTCTAAGGTTCTCAGGTATTCGAGGGTCATACGAGCAAGAAATCATACCTTTTAGGTTGGTTAGTAATAGTGTTTTAACACCAACTTCCAATGCAGGCATTAAGTAAGTAAGATATTTGGTTAAGAAGTTAACCATATCCTCTTTTGAAACTCCGACTAAAGTTAATAATTCGATTAATAATTGTATGGCGTTATCATTTTTGACACTTAATTCAGTTTTACCATTTGAGCTATTAGCATTCATAGAAATACCAAGACAGTCGGTGGTTTTTTTAATTGTTCCAACGACTCCTTTAGCGGTAGCAATAGATGTTTTTACTTTATCGCTTAATTTCTTTTTCTTATAACTTAAATTGGTATTATTAAGTGCTTCTACCATATATTATTTTTTTAATTCAATAGTTTTAGTTTTCTCTTTTTTATTATACTCTTCGTCTATTGTTTTACGGATTGCTTTTATGTCGAAACTTCCCATTACACTTGCATTTTCATCACTAAGTGCACCCTTAACATCGCCATTATGCTGATATATATCAGTAAGAAGTTTTGCAATATCTAATTTTTTTGCAATTGCTTTATCTTTGATACCCATGAAATCATTCATTGCTTTTGCATATTTTCCTTTAGCATCCATTACTTCGTTTTGAAGTTGTGTTGCATTTGCGAGTTTATTTATCTCGTTTTGTGCCTGTGTAATTTGTTCGTCAGCTAAACGATATGTTTCTTGCAATAAATCTTTAATATTCTGTACGTTATTGATTTCTATCTTGAGTTTTCCCATAAAATATTGTTTACATATAAATAGTATCAATCATTCTTTTCTTGGTATCGTAATATATTGCTTTATAACGTTTCATTCCATCTCTAATTTCTTTTGTACCAAGGTTAGTAGTTTCTTTCAAAAACAAAAGTATAGAACTCTTATTAAATTTATCACTACCCATTTGTATAAATAAATCTTCCCAATTAGTCATTAGATTAATAAGTGCTTTTCCTACTTTGGTTTCATTTTCATTCAATCGTAATTTTTCTTTATCATCAATGATTCTACCAATTTTGAATACAGTATCACCCATTAATTCATTTAGATATGTTAATTTGGAATTTCCATCTTGATAAGAATGTTTCAAACTATCTGTCAAATCAGCGTTGAAATAATCATAGTGGTCAACTCTTTTTTGATTTTTTATATCCTGATTAATTCTACCCATTAAGTAGTTTTTACAAATTGTACCACAATATGAATAAGCTTTTTTGTTTTGTTCAGGTTTAAAGTTATATATCTTTGTCATCAAGAAAGATATAGTATCATTAAATGTATCACTAAAATCTTCATCAGCAGGGTATAAGTTATATCTTCTAATGATTGATTCTATCATTTTTGTGAATGCTGGTAAAAGAATTGTATTAAAGATTTGATTTTTTTCTTTGTTACTATTTGAGTTAATATAATTAACCACCGCTTCTTCCTGTTCTTCGTAAAAATAACCTTTTCTCTTAGCGGATGGTTTTCTTCCTCTTTTTGCCATCTTATTTGTTGTAGGAAATGTCTTATTATATATTTTTTGAGAGAATATTTTGTACCATTTTAGCACACTTCCTAACACATTTCTTAATGAAATCTCCGTGCCTCTCTTTAACTATGAGTGGCATTATTTTCGCAATAACACCACTCATTTTAAAACATTATAGAATATTAGTCTTTGTTTTCTTCTTCTACATTATCATCTACTTCTGACTGATTTTCAAAAGTCTTGTTTCTATCTTCTTTGAAGAAATACTCTTTCTTAGCTAATTTAAACCAAAACTCTTGTTCTTCCTTAGACATATTATTACGATAGTTCTCAGTTAAGCTATCCTTTCTTCCCATGTAATGATTATATCCTACCTTTGGTACTACGAAAATCTTCTGGTCTTTATTTGTAGCACGAAGCATATACTCATACCAGAATGTCAACTTAATTGATGGCTTCAATCCACCTACTTCGTTCCAATCATCAGTATTAAACACTGAACCAGTCATGTAGAAATCAAAGAAATTCTGCAAACAATCATTATCAATAAAACCAATGTTATTTGAGAAAGCCGATGCCCAAGGTGCTTCGTTACCACATCCACTGAACTTCTTTGTTTCAAAATCTACAATATCAGTTAACGGAATGAATACACTTACGTCTGGCATTGCATCAATATATTTCTCTACATTGTCAAACCAAATTGGTGTATACTCGTCATCGTACTCAAGAATTGAAAAATATTTTGAATTTTTAATACCATTGTTTACAAGTGAAGCAAAATCACTCTTATCACTCGTAATAATCTTAATATCTGACCAATCTTTTAAATACTTCTTAATCTTGCTTTCAAGACCTTTTTTACATGAAATACGTACTTCAATATTTTCTTGTACTGAATTAATTGCATTGGTAAGCAACTTACCTACTTCGTCATTAAACTCATGTACAGGTATTACAACAACTAAATTCTCCATATTTTTATTTATTCTTATCCTTATTTTCTTTACTATTAAGTTGAATTAACAATTCTTCCATTTCTTTCTTTCTATTCTCGATAACTCCCTTTGTATATTCTACAAACTCTTTCTCAGTTGTTTCATACTTGTATTTTTCACCAACTTTAGAAGCTTCTTTGTAGATAACATCTGGAACCTTGTCAGTGGTCCATGAACGTACTACGCTTGCAATCTGTTTGTGTACATTATTAAAGTCATCAAACCATACACAACAGTTCTTAAACTCACCGTTTTCATCTATCATCCATTCTAATTTATTATCTGGTATTTTTGCAATAACGATAGCACCGCTTTGCATTGCTTCAATAGCCGAATAACCAAAGCTGGTAGAATCATCAACCCAGATAGTAATTGCTGCTTCTCTGAGCGATTCTGCGAAGCGTTCACGGCTAAATCCTCTTAGGTCTCTAAATGAAACCCATTTAAATGCAGGGTACTTCCAATAGAATGGTTTTACAATCTTATTAATATCTTCTTGATTACGTGAAACGATATTAACAATCATCTTCTTAGGTTCATCCGTAGTACCAAATATATTTTCAATATATGGTTTAATAGTTGTAGTTTTTACATAAGGGAAGACACTTTTAATCAAACCAGCATTTTCATTTGTATTAACTACGCACTCCATAATACCAAAATCACCCCATTGTCCACCAAACGGCATTTGTTCGACCATATAATCATAATTCTGTAGAATGGCGATACGCTTACAAGGAAGTTTCTTTGTCTGATTCATAACCTGTGCGAAAATTTCTGGAATGAAAAGAATATCACTTGGTGCTACTTCAATATCATCTTTAGAGATGTTATAATGAGGTAATTCCGTATACTCTACTGGCATCCATTCTCCAACACCAACAAACTCTTCCTCTTGATGCAACATAGAAACGTTATATCCGTTTTTATGAAGAATCATAGCCAAGTTATATACATAAGATAAACTTCCGCTTGGATTACCCTTTGTATCAATTACAAAGAAAAATATTTTATTCTCATTCTTATTAATTCTCTCAATTTCGGAATTAATTTTTTCAATTGCCTTTGTCTGTTTTTCGTTCATAACTTTATTTTATATATGCTACTATTTTATGTAGATATTATTCTTTTGATGTAATTGTTTTTAAGAAATTTTCATCATTGAACATGTCTTCCAATGAATCATATGAAATACTATTTTCATCAATATCTTTTTCGGTTAGACCATTACTTCTAATCAAAACGCACTTCTTGTCATTTGGACATTTTGTACTATATTCTTTATTTGAAGTAACTATAACATCCGCAATATTATAAACTTCTTTAATATCAGATGGGAAAATGACCATTCTTACTCTTGCGCCAATTTTACTAAGGAAGAAATAAGTTGATTGAATGGTTAAAGCGTCCTCATTCATACTATAATAAATTACATTAATTTCTTCGTCTTCGAAATTAGTAAGATTATACATCCAGTTATTTATTTTAGTTGGCAAATTTCTTTCTATTGGATTTGCACAACCAAATATTTCATAAGGATAGTCTTCATAAATGAACTGTAGTAGTTCTTGTTTACTATTAAAGTGAAGATACTTATCAATTACGTTTTCTTTAACTTCGTCAATGTTTTCATCATCTAACGAGTTATCAAATTCACGTTTATAGTATTTAATCAACTGCTTGTTAATATTCCTCACTACGTGATTTAATTCTATTGCTATCGTTTTCATATTAAAATAGCTCAAGGAAACCCACAAAACTTTAGTTCGTGGGGGGAATTGAGCAACTATTCCTTCTTTCTATTATTATACCTTTTCTTATATCTACCAATCGTATGTGTTTACAACTGATAGAACCTTTGTTTACTTTTATTCCGTCAAGTCTCCTAATATCAAAGAAACCTCTATCTCGTCTTCCAAATATGTAATACAATTCCTTTTGATATTCAACTAAGTCAAATAATCTATACCCTTTTACTAAAAATGGTGATTGATTGAGTTTTTTCCTTCCACCTTTCAAGAAATTAGCCTTATGTATTTGTCTATTCTGGCATCGCACTTTCTTTTGATAGAAATAATACCCAAGAGGTTTTGATTTAGGATTACCACTTATACATCTTGCATCAACATAATGTTCTTTGGGTAGCCCATTAGTGATACGGGTATTCTTTGTGATATATCCAAAAGTCATACTTACATTAGGATAGATATTCTTTAGTCTCTCGTATGTAGTCCAACGAGCAATCCCCATGAAGGCAGCATCCCTGAATGATGCGCCACGTTTTACCTTGATGTCTATATTACCATTGTGATATGCCTTGTGGCAAGATTCACATAGCGTGATTAGATTGCTTGGAGAATTCCCTCCAATTTTTCTACTTTCAATGTGATGTACATTCAATATATGGTCTTTACTCTTGCCTTTGCAATGTTGGCAAGTGTGGTTGTCTCTGAACAGCACATACTCACGCACATTAAAGAAACCAAGTTGTTCTCCTTGTTGATATTCTTTGCTTGATATACTTGGATTCTTAATCTTTTGTGTGTCAAATGAAGCAGTTTCAACTATAATTTTAGTTATTGGTAGGAACTTATGTATTTTCTCTACAACGGTCAAGTGTGTTTGAATCTTATTCTCAACAGATGGAGCTAACCAACCTTTGTGTTTTGAAGATACTCTGTTGTTAAAACGAGCCTTACGATAACGTAATCTACTTCTACGAGTTCTTCTTCGTTCTCTACGAGTAGATAGTTTATCTACAATGTCATTTCTCAGTTCTACATCTGCTGCATACAATTCCTTCTTACTTGTTGTTGCGGATATGCCGATATGCTTACTACCAGCATCTACACCCAAACTTATGGGCTGAACGAAATGAGTTGTTTCATAATCCAATCGAATTGTGAATGGAATACGACATATAACGTGGGCAAGACCATTTTTCAATAATCTTCTCACCTTGCCAAATCTTTCGGTAGGCATTAGTGCTTGTCCCTCTTTGTTAATTACGTAAACCATTCTGTTATTATACTTTATTTTACTTTTACTGTAAGTCGGATTTCTCCGTTAAATGCTCATCGTCAATGTTATTGAGAGGTTTTGTATATTAGCAACACTATTCCTACCTCACAGAATTGTTTAATCACTAACCTTAGAGCAAGGGGCTTGAGCAAACACCCACTTGGTAACTATATATTCTCTCCTAACGTAGCACTCAAAGTGCTTAGACTAATCAACTTGGACTTTTTCAAGCCCACAGGTCTTTAACCTGTGGGTAGTTGACATTCAAAATATAGAATTTATTTTATTTAAATCAATTATTGTTTTCCTGTTTTTTCAAACAATCATTACATATTACTTGTCCATTATCAAATATTTTAGCTTCATTACCATCCATTTGGCAAACCTTACCACATACAGAACACTTTACAACACGTAAAATTGCACGAAGATTTTTAGATGTTTCTTTAGCTTCATTATTTTGATATTGCTTTTCTCTTTCTTCTGAATAATACTTTTCACTTAGATTAAGTGCTTTACGCATATATTCCTCCCATTCAAATATTAAGATGATTTCTGTACCAATTTCTTTAACTTCGACCAACTTTGGATTCAAGAAACTATAGTTAGTAAAATCATATTCTTCATCAACTTTCAGGCATACAAATGAAAGAGTAAGCATAGAACTTGCAATTTCGTTTCTTGAAACAGCGTACTCGTTATCTAATGGTAAATCTTTCAGTTTCTTCAATTCGTTAATAAATGGCATTGAATTACCATCATAAACGTTAGGAATAGTACTAAAGTGTAAAGATGTCTTTTTGATATTCTTGCTATCATCAATATCAACATCTACGGATGAAATATACTTTTCAATTTTAAAACGAGTAATATATTCAGTTTGAATATCCATGGTGAACTTTTCGTTATCATATTCATCCAATCTATTCAATTCGTCTGCAATACCTGCGGTTAGTTTCTTGTTTAGTATATTGAATTTATGTTTTCCATTTATTACTTTAGGTTTATTTTTCTTAACTGTCGTTCCATCTAAATTGACGTGATAGTCATTTGCCTTTTCATCAATTTTATACATTGAATATCTCAACATCTCAACATCTTGAGTGATTTTTTCTTTCAACAAGTCATCAGCCAATTTATTTTTAGATATCGTTTGAGTGACGCTTATAGTACTATCATTTGTGTTTTCTGTACTCATCATTTTTTCACCAGCTTTCATTGATAAAAAAATGTTTCTAAACCAATTACTTAAAAACTTAAACATAATATTCTTTTATTATTTTATCATTTATTACTTCTTTCACTTTGCTTAGTAAATTTTGAAACTGCATAAGTTTACTATATTCTTTACTATTTTCTTCACTCATATTTTTGAAATCAAAACCTGTGTGCATCATAGCATACTCTGTTAAGTTATTTGACATCTCTACGACGCTATCATTAATAATTGTTTTGAGTTCAAATAACTTGTTTAGCGGTAGCTTTTCTATTTTATCTACGTTTATTTCCATTGACTATGTACTTTTATTTTATTATGATTGGAAATTTATCTTCATATTTCTGTATGATATATTCTTTGTTATCATCCCATTCTGGTTTTGATTCGTCATTAGAATTATGACATAAGCGTATATTTGTAGTTACTCCTACTTTTGTTTCATTCGTCAAATAATTGGCAAGACAAAAATCATTATCATACAAAACACAACCTTTAATATTCTCATCAAAATATTCTTTTATTCTTGATTTATCAACAGCCATAAAAACTCCATCAACAACACAAACCTCTTGTAAATCCTTCTTAAGTAATTTAGAATAAGCTGCAATCCACTCTTTACCTTCACTTCTATACAAAATCTGACCGTAACGTTCTGGGTAATTCCACCATGTGCATTCTTCGTCAAATTGTCCAGAGCCAGCTACACCTATAATTCCATAATCTCTATGTTTGTTGAATAATCTTAAAATTTCCTTACCCCACCCTTTCTTTAATATTTCGACATCATCATGCATGAAAACGATTATATTACCGTTGATATGTTCGCTATCTAAGATATCATTGTACAAAACACTTAAACTTTCTCCTACTGGGTTTTCTATCCAAAAAACAAATATATCACACTCACTTGTTTCTTTTAGATTTTCAACAAAGTCATATTTTTCACTAATCGGCACCCTTGATGGGATAACAATGTTTAATTTATCATACATTTCTTTTTTTATAAAAAATAAAATTATTTATCTATTAGTCAACAAAAAACGTGATAGGAAAGTCCTACCACGTTAATTTTATTCTATTTATTTTTCTTATCTGTTGAACCGAATCCTTTTTCACCTCTTTCGCTATCAGAGAGTTTATCTACTTCATTGAATTTTACTTTATCAAAATTAAGAATAACAATCTGTCCAACAGCTTTTGATAAATCTTTATAAGGAGCAAACTCTAGATTCTTGATACGTTCTTTCATTTTATCTTCAGCATTTTTCTTTTCTACTAAAGCCTTTTCTAATGTAGAATATGACATTGTTTCAAAGAATGCTTCATAACCAGCATGTTTAATTCTGTCCTCAGAAGATGTTCTATCTTTAAAGCAAAGCATTATTTCGCCTCTATAAATCATGATATCAGCGATACCGACACTATTGGCAAGATAACAATTTGTTTTACGATTTGAACTACGAGGAAAAAGAAAACCTCCAACTCTATTTAGAGCTTCCATCTTGAGACCTGTATGATATACGTAAAAATCATTTTCTTCATCCCATTCGTATGAAACAGCATATAAATCCATACCTACATCACCATCATGTGCATAACTTGGAGTTACAGCGTTGGGATGAATCTTTGTAAATTTTACTTCCATTTCATCTTTCTGAATTTGTCCGCTTGATGTATTCTTTAAAAAATTCTGAACTTCTTTAAAAGCTTCCTGACTACTTTTTGTTTTCTCCATTTTTATGTTTTTTATTTTCTCTTGAAATTAGATAAGTTTTACTATTAGCGATTCTGACAACTTCCGTTAGAATTGATGAAAATAAATAACTTTGAGTATCATTACAATCTTTATCTATGATTGTCATCGCTTCAATTTCATCTGGTGATAATTGAATATTACATTCAGACATTAACGCTACACTATGTAAACCTGTCTTAATTGAAGGATTATCTTCTCTATATTTGTACACAAAACCTCTATTCTCAATTTCCCATTTATTGTTATTGGGAACCATTCTTACAGCTTTAGAAACATGTTGAAGTAAACATACCTTGATGAGTTTATTCTTATCAACTTTGAAATTTTTAAAAGTTTCATTTTCTTCCAAAGCAATTGGTGTAAGCATATATAAGACAGTTTTAAGCAATGAACCATCGTATGCTAAATCTTCAAAAGAATTATTGGAATATGAAGCATTTTTCAACAATTCACCATACTTCTCTTGAAGAGTATGAATGTTAACACCCAATTCTTCTAATTTAGTAAAAAATAATTTTAAATTTTTACTTTTAATTTCTTCTGTAAGCATTGACTTGAACTTTATTAGTTAAACTTGCTGCAAAGATACAGAATTTTTCACTGACTTCCAAATTTTTTTCTAAAAAAATAATTATATAATATATTATATAATATTTTTTATATTTTAATTTATATA